TTATTTTAGCTTTCGGTCCATCATAATTCTTTTATAACTACCGCTTTTCATAAACCCTTCAATATCATTTAAAATCTTATCTTCTATCTGTTTCTGTTGTTTTTCTGATAAGCCCTCTGTAAATTGATTTCGTAAATCTTCTATATGTTTAATCTCTGAAGTAACTGGGCTTTCAATGTTTTGAGGGGATCTTAATCTACCTGGTTCATTTTTCACAAAAGTATTACGCCATTTCTCTTTTGGGTGTTTTTGAATAATAGTTACAATCCAAATTCCTGCTAAATTAGTAAACACATAGTAACTATCGTCTTTCCCTACGCTATATCCAAAAACGCTCCCTTGCATGGTCGCATGAGGATTTGTGACACCAACAGCCTCTTCAACCGTATCAAAGAAGAAGATATGATTTTCTATATAATCTATATTCATACGTTGTTTTAATAAATACTCACGCATTATTTTTTCGGTTTTCTTTAGTAAAGATAATCTTGTTTCGTCAATGCGGCTTGTATCTTCTTCGAACCATTTAATCTCTAAATAAAGAATTCGCCAATTAACAGAAGTGATAAATCTACACAGCCAATCTCCATCGTATCTTAGTGTATTATTAAAACCATCATTTTTAAACGGTACATATATTCCGTTAGAAAACCTTCTCTCTGAGTCGCTAAAAATTTGCTCGCATTCTCCACACAAAAGATGCATTTTCTCACCATCTTGTATAGATCTATTTGGTTCTTCAGATAATCTTAATTTACCTGTAAAAGAATCCTTTTTTAACGCACGAAATATAAACTTAGGAATAATATGACTAAGTTTAAGTTCAGAATCTCTTTTGCATAAAGCGCATTCCCCTGTTATCGCCATTGTTTTTCCTCTTTCCCCATATTATTTATCTTAATTTTATTTTTTAAATTATATCACATCGAGGCGCTTGTTCATTATTTGGAAGTCATTCGCAGGAATTCGGATGGTGTCATTGAATACTCTCTCTAGGAGGTGTTGTGACGTTATGACGGACGAAATTGTTTATTCTGCTAGCGAAGTATACAAACGACTAGGAATATCCGATAGCACCCTTAGAAAGTACATGGAAGTATTATTACGTGAAGGGTTTTCTGTAAAGAAGGATAATCGTGGCAGACGCCAATACACAGAGCATGACGTTATGGTGATTGAGAAGTTAATTGAGCTTAGTAAGCATGACGGTATGACACTAGAAAAGGCAGCGAAGATGATTGCGCAGCAAATAGAGAAAGTTAATCCGGATCTGATTCAAGAAGAGGCTGAGGAAACGGATTTAGTGCCATTCCACATTAAACAGCAATTACAGGAACAGTACAGCGTTATGGCGCAAGAAATGAATCAAAGCATGTTAGCGATGGAGAAACGCTTAAGTGAGCAGGCTAAGCAAAGCAATGAGGAAATCAAAGCGAGTGTAGAAGCACATAACGAAAGAGTGGAAAAGCGATTAGAAGCAAGGGACAATACACTTATGAAGACACTACGTGAGATGCAGGAAACGAAGAGATTGATGCAGGAATTTCATGATGAAGTTGCTGCTGCGAAAGAGAAGAAAAAGCCGTGGTGGAGGTTCTGGTGAGAATCTAATTACTTAAAAAATAAGCCCTACAGAAAGCAGGGCTTATTTTCGTATAGACAATATGTCGTTTAGGTTATTTTGTTCATTTGAATTCAATTTATTAATGGTATAGTAATCTAACATTTCATCAATAAGCTCATAATTTTTCATGTCTTTCATAGTACAAATGTCTTTTATTTTATTAAGTGTTTCAGGTGATACTTTTATATTTTTTCTGTCTGATACCGGCAATGAATTCTTTTTCTGCGGCTTAGAATCTTGTTGAATAGGCGTCACAGTCACCAAGTATTGTTTATCCAAAATAACCACTCCTATTTAATTTTTTTCCTTTTGTCCAAGGTAACAACTACGAGAGCAAATATGATAAATACCAACGGAATTATACATGTTAAGAATGGAATTCCAAACATAAGTGTAGTAAATGAGAGCGACATAGGATGGAGTATGTCCTTTGTAATGCTAATTAAATAGAATAAGATATTACTTATTACGACTAAAAATAGTATAGAGTTAGCAATGTCTTTTGTGTACCTGTCCTTAATAAAGGCAACAACAATGAATAATGCAAATGGAGGTGCGATTACTAAGAATGGTGATGAAATCCCTAATGTATATTCTATATACCACGCTTTAATTTGAAACCACATCACGAAACGGAGTGATATAACAAAAGCTACTAATGTTACTAGTACGCTTACTATAGTTTGTTTTAGGTCTAATTTAGACTTTAAGTTCTTCATTAACAACTTGCCATAAGCTGTAAGATTTTTTGGATAGACAGTTAAAAATGGTATTAAGTGCAATAAGAAAATAGCACCGAACACAGTTGCCCAGAAATCATGGTAATGTAACATCACTGTAAAAGATAGGAAAGCGAAACCCGAAGCAATCCATATAACCATCGCTGCAGAATCATCTAGTGGCACGTTCGACCTTCTATTTCTTCTCTTAGTAAATCTCGGCAGATTCGGTGCTCTCAACGTGAATTCCGTTTTCATTTTAGTTCGACCATTACTATAAATCATTCTTTGAACCTTAATTGTTTTACGCATTATTATTCCCTCTTATGTTTCACAGTCACATGGAGCGCTGCTGTTTTATGTATTTCCTTTTCCGTGTTAGTTTGAACGTTTCGAATAGTTAAATCTGAACTTTCGGTAATAGTCGTCACAGTTACTACAAAAGATTTCCTTTTATTCTCCAAAGGTACTACTCCTATTTAGTCTTTTCTTAAACTGTTAAAACTATTTTGCTTGCTACATAAAAAAATATAGAAATATCCCTTTATAGAAATAGGGATATTTCTATATTTTTCACATCTCTGTTAAGAGTTTGAATTTTCTTTTCTGCTCAGGTGTTAGTTCGTTTTCTACATAACGATCTATAAGTAAGTCGATGATTTCATAAGTGAATTTTGTGTTTGTAAGCTTCATTAATACTTCAAGCTCTTCTTTGGATTGGTTAGAAATTTTTATGCTACCTTGCTGATTTTTAAATTTCTTTTTCGGTTCAGTTGTTTCGCTCCTTTTTTCTTTTCGATCCACTTGTTTTTCTTCGGTCTTAGGTTGAGATGGAGCAGCTGATACTTCATTATTTTCCACTACAGCTTGTCCTTGCTCTGGTACATAAGGCTCAGTAGGTTCAAAGTTACTTTTCTTTCTACCTAACAAACCAGGAGTTCTTGCCATTTTACACACCAACCTTCATTTTTTCAAACATATCAATACGAGATAATAATTCATCACTAATTGTTTCGTATAGTTCAATTACATTCATATCATGTCTATCTTTTTCAGTAATACCATTCACATCAAATCGTTTAATACGTTCCATTTGAGGGACGATGTTTTTGAATAGGTTTTCTTCACCGAAAATTTCACGAGCATTTTCCATGATATATTCGTCAACCTTACCGTTGTTTTTTAATAGGACAGGAAGAACGCCAACTACTTCAATATCAAGATCATATTGCTCTTTTAACTTAATAAGTTCATTTATATAGTTCTCGGCACCAGTAAGAGAACGTTCTTGTGTTTGTAGAGCAATTAAAACATAATCAGAAGCTACAACTGCATTTTTGGTAACTTCTAGTGACATAGGAGGTACGTCGATAAATATGTAGTCGTATTTATGTTTTATCTTTTCAAGTAATCCTTTAAAGTAATGATCTTCTTCAGCTTCCGAAGAACAATTTTTATAAAGGAATTTCGCGAAGTCCTGAAAATCAACGTAAGAAGGAAGTAAATGTAAGTTTTCCATAATTTCCACTTCTAAGCCGTCTAGGTTCCCCTCCTGTATTCCTTTCATTAATGTTTTTTCAACAGTAACAATTTCATCAGGATTAAGGATTGATTTTGTTAACATTAAAGACTTGGTTGCATTACTTTGCGGGTCCAGGTCAACAAGTAATGTACGCTTGCCCTTTTTTGCGAATTCATAAGAGTTCAATACAGCATTTGTGGTTTTACCGACTCCACCTTTGTAATTACCTACAGTAATTGTAATAGCCATTTTTAACACTCCAGTTATATTATTTGAAATTTCCCTATATCCCTTTATAGAAATAGGGAAAAATAGAAATAGGGAATTAGGGATATTTCTAACTATAGAAATAGGGATATTTCTATATCTTTAAAGAAATTATAACAATGAAGTACGGTATATGCAATAGAATCATAGAGTTAGTAATTAATAACAAAAACGTTGGTGTCTAAGGGTTTTGTTAATGCATGAAGTAGAGAGGGTTAAGAAAAAAACATGTAATTTCGTAGAGAAGTTAGTAGATGCAAAAATAACAAAAATAGGGAAATATAGATATAGGGAAAAAGGGAAATATCCCTATATCTATAAGTGGAAAAAGGGAAATAGGGAAATAGGGATATTATTCAAAAAGCGCATAAATTCGCTGTTTACAAACAAAAAAGCTTATTGTAACGTAGTACACAACAAGCAACATTCTACAAAACAAAACATAATTTGATATTTTACATAAACGAAGATCGTGATGAACAACGAGATAAATTAAAAACAATTGAATATGAACACAAAACAAAAAGCCACTCCCATTTGCTATTGGCACCAACCGATAGCGGGAATGACTTACTCTAGCCAGTGTACCACCACTGGTCTAGAAAAAAACTGTATTAACCCACAGTGTTTACGTTTAAGTAGTGTACCACCACTAACCTTAAACAACTATGCCTTTTCACGAGGCTTCTTTGATATACCCATTTTATCTATTGTTTGGATAAATATCAACTAGTAAATACTAGTTTTGATTATTTTGTAGTCCAAAAGATATATACCGGGCATCTCTAAACCTAGAAGTCTTGTGAATGTACAGGCCACTTAGGAATTGGAGATGCCTTTTTGTTTTTTGTTCGCGTGGAATTGCCTGATACCACGTAGATAAAAACTGATAAGCCGTGATTCCGTGCTTCTATATAGAGGGAACGTGTTACGGCGTGGCTAGCTGTTGGTCGTGCAGGGGGTACAAAGTATACGCCTACAAAAACAGCACCCCTCACTGAAATCCTGTTCTTTTGGTGAGGGAGGGCGAGAACGTGCCCAGGGACGATTCCCTAAAAGGTTCGGGTGGTTATCGTTAGCATTACGGTGCTAGGGAGTACATTCAGTTTGTCGTGTAGGGACGATATTACAAGGACAAGCCATAGTAAAAGGATGTATGCGATGAAGATCGCTGAGTGAACAGGGTCTATACATACGGATACCTTATAAGTGACCGCATGGCGAAAACAAAGACGCTTATCCATCTATTTTGATTGATTACTTTTTTTGTGATCTTTCAAAGTAGGGGATAAATCTGTCTTCCAGCCGTATTCCATAATCGTTCCCACATGATAAAAACCCTCAAGACATTCAGTCAAGCTTAATTATGAAGAAAAGATGAAAAATATGAGATTGTTTAAGTCCTGGGGGAATTACTCACTAAGATAGAGGAATATATAAGGGAATTATAACTTGCTTGGGTAGAGGATAAGGGGATTGATGGTAGAATAGGTCTTATTGCTGAATTAGGTTTTACACAACAGATATAGTACGTGAAATTTAATGTAAGGAGATACTTTTATGCAATTACATTTTGAAAGTTGGATTAATGAACAAAGACAAAATATTTCAGAGGATGCTTTGGTTTTATTTAAAGAATCTATAATTTGTTATAGGGTAGGAGCATATAGAGCTTCTTTTTTAATGTCTTATTTAGGTTTTATGAAAGCATTGAAGGATCGTTTATTACGAAGTGAAAAACCAGACTTAATTGATGATGGTAAGTGGAGCAGTATTAGAAAAACTTTAAATGATGATAATAAATGGGAAACTACTGTATTTACTACTACTCAAGAGAAGGAGAAAGACCGTAGTAAATATTATTTAATTTCTAGTGATTTAATGGAAGAAATTCCATATTGGAAAAAGAAAAGAAATGAATGTGCTCATGCAAAGGACACCATTATTAGTCATAGTCATATTGAAACTTTTTGGTTGTTTTTAGAATCTAATTATGCAAAATTCGTTGTTAATGGTGGAAAAGAAGCATTATTAAATAAAATCAAAAAGCATTTTGATAAAAATTTCACACAACCAAATGCAGATGTTAGTTATTTGATTAAAGAAATTCCATTGGTAGTAAAAACACATGAGATACCTGAATTGTTAAAAGAAATCTATGATAATTATGTAGATTTAGATGATACTCTTTCTGATGAAATGGAAATATCATTTTGGAGTAAGATTGCTTATTCTGATAATAATAATATAAGGAATGCTCTTCTAGAATTTATTGAAACAGATACAAATATTTTCTCTGTATTTATAGGGATGTTTCCTGATAAGCTTGTTGAGTTTGCTGATAATCAAGAGTTGATTCGAAATTTTTGGAATGAATTATTATTTAAACGTATAACATATCTTTCGGATTCCTATTGGGAGTTGATTTCAATTGTATTGAGAAATGGATGGGTTCCTTCTAAAGAAACTAAGCGGTTTATAAGTAAAGTTTACAATCATTTTGATAAATACAGTTTCCCAGAACTTGAACAAACTAAAATTTTTAGGGAACACGGATTGTTAAAATTGATTAAAGAGAATATATTTGAAAGTGGTAAGTTAAATCAACGTGGTGGGTATCAGTTAGCAAATGAATCTTCAAATATGATTATTTATTATTTAGATAATGAATCACTTGATGGTGTTGTTATTAAAGAACTTAATCAATTGTTTGAGACGTTAGAATTCGGAAGATTCTTTGAAAAAATTAAAAAATATATAGAAGAGAATCCAAGGTTTATATCCGATTTTAGAAGGGTAGCATTAGAGCATCAAATTATTTTAACAGGATTTTTCAAAGAGAAATCTGAAACAAATGATGCCTAAATGATGTATATTTAGCCTCCGCACATTATTATATTGTATGGAGGCTATTTTATGTATAAAAAAAGACACCTTAAGGTGCCTTCCTCCGACTTGAACCACTTTAATTTTAATAATATGTATTGGACTCCCATCCGAATATCATTTTACCATGTTAAGTTATATTGTCTGTTGATAAAAAAACATACCTACGTGACTAATTTTTATAATTCTCATAATAACTAGAGATTTGTATTTTTAATTTTTCACATTCAGTGTCTAAGACTGCTATGTTTGTTGTATCATCTACACTTATTACTTCGTTCCCTATTATTTTTTTATTAAATGAGAACGATAAATTTATATATTGTTCATTTAAGGAGTAGTATATAGCTTTAAATTTGTCATGTTCTGAGTAATGCTCCTTATTTTCCTCTGTGAAAGAATAAATGTTATTGATTTTTTGGTGTAATCTTATAAGATCATTCCCGATAAAACCGAGTTTAATTTTTATGTTTTTGAGTGTCATATCTGCTTTTTGGTTCAGAGATAATGTTGTTGTTAACTTCTCAAGATCCGATTGCATTTTTTCTAAATCCTCTAATTTTTGTTGTGCAAAAGTTGCGGTTTGTTGGTTTTGGATGATTAGTGATTCTGCTTGGTCTACTTTTTTCTGCGCTTGTTTGTTTAGCCATGCTACATAACCAAAAACTAATGCAATAAAACCAGCAACAATTGTGATTGGTGTCCATATATTTGCTATCTGATCATTTAAAAACGATATTTGGCTGTCTTTAGCTGAAATGATCTTATCTTGAACCTCTTTTACAGCCTCCAAAGACTCAACCTTCGTTTGTAATTTGCTCAATTGATCTTTAATTTGTTCGTTAGATATTGTAAATAAAGTAAATTTCACTGTTTAATCCCCTTTTATTTTTCTTTAAAGCCTGGATGCATCCAATATTTCTTAGCTATTATAGGTAGATTTTCTCTTGGGAAATTCTCGTAATTAATTTTATCAAGTGTTTCACTATCAAGTGTGATTTTCATTACAATATCCTTTGATTTATTCCCGTAAGTATCTACCGTCGGGAATTTATAGTTGAATGTAATTTCGCTGATATTTTTTTCGTTTTTCAATTCCTTTAGTATCGTTATAGTATCTTTCCACATACCTGTTTTTCTAGATTCAACCGTTAAGCCATTTTTTCCTTCAGCAGTAATCAGTACAACTGTATCATTAACTTGAACAGATTCTACATTCTTTTCTCCGAACGTTTTGTTTACTACCTTTTTAACTCTATCCTCAAGTGATTCTTCTTTTTTCTTTTCTTGTTTATTTTCTGCTGATACTTCTCTAGCGCTGTTTTTCTTTGCTTCTTCTTTCTTATCATGTGTTCCAGCTATTCCTAATATAAAAAAGATGATAATCCCCCAGAACCACCACTTTTTATAGAACGGTTTCTTCATTTATGCGTCCCCCAATTATGTAAAATTGTAATATTTACAGAAAGCATAACAAAAACAGTTACAACTTTTTTGTCATATTTTGTCGAACGAAAATAAAAAAAGAGAGCCGTAGCTCTCTTTGGATAAAATGGTAAAATTATGTAAAATTTTACCTCTAGTAAATGGAAATGATTTCTTTTATGATGAAATCAAATCACAATATTTCATTATTCTCACCTAAGAACCTTACATAATGATCGAGTTGCTTACAGAAGTTCTCTCTTTGGCTTTCAGACAACGCCCCATATGTTTTTTGAACACCAATTAGAGTATTATGCAACCTTTCATCATCAGTAGCGTCAGTGCGACCAGTAAGCGCATCTAACGATACATTAAAGAAGGAGGCGAGACGAAACAAAGTTGTAAGATCTGGTTCAGAAAAACCATTTTCATAGTTGTTAATTTGACTTCGACTAAGGTTTAGTTCATGGGCCAAATCAGCTTGTCTAAGCGAACGACTTTTCCTGAGATTTTTTAAAGTTTCACCTAAAGTTTTCATACTATTAGTATAGTTATGTGGATATCGATATACTATAAATGATAGATATATTGTCTTATGTAGTATAATGATAGAAAAATAATCATAATTCTAAAATAAAATAGAACAAAAGTTCGATTTTATGGTAATATATGCATGTGAGGTCTTTATTATGTCTCATGCATAATTGCATATTTTATTTTATGTCAATTGAGAAACCTTGTTGTACAGGGGTTTCTCAACTTTCTCAACAATTGTCAGGTAACTCCATGACCGAATTTTGGGAAAAATGTGTTATTATGAAAATAACTAAAAACGGACGTAAAAAAAAGACCTACAACTGTGTAAGTAGTGCTGGTAACACTCTTACACCGTCCCCCTAATCGCAGTAGGGAAACACTTGTCATAAGTCTCATACATAATTATAACACACAACCTAGATATAATGGCGCGTTTTCCTGTAAATGTAAGAAATCTAGGGTAACGTGTCTTTTTTGTCCAATAAGGAGGACAAAAGTGCATGCAAGCGTTATTAAACAAAATTCATAATGATTTATATGCAGCAGGAATTACAAACGAGGCGTTGTCGGAAATATGGGGAGTGGCACCAAGTAATGTTTCGAGAGTATTTAAAGGTCACACGCAAATTAGTTTTTGTTATTTAACAAAGACTCTACTACGTTTATATGAAGATCAAGTGTTAAGAAGGGATCTTGTTCAAAAGTATTTGCAATTTGCGAAGCCTGAAAATATAAAAGAAGCGATGGAATACTTCTCTTTCCGTGGTGAATTCGAAATGTTACAAGGATTGATAGTTAAAGAAAAAGAGCGTATCGCGTTAAAAAAAGAAGAGAAAGAAAAAAATGAAGAAAAATTCATACCTAGTAATGACGAAGAATGGATTAATGTATATGAATTGATTTACCGTAGACATACAGAAGGTGAACAGTTTAGCTTAGAAGACTTCGATGAAGAATTGGAAGAGATGCGATTTACGGCAAGCAGCAAAGAAATGGAATCTCTGATTGATATCCTTAGATGTCAAACGGCTTATCAATTGCGCGATTATAGAATGCTACTTAAAAGAATGAAGAAAATCGAAAAAAGATTATCTCAAGTTAAAAATAAATTCCTACGTGCAAGTTTTTCCGTAAGATTAAAAGAAGGTATGAATGCGGTTTTGTTGATGGATGATAAAGTATCGGAAGTAAGAGAAAACTCATTTGAGTTATTAGAAATATGTAATAGTGAGCTTAACTTCATTATTCAAAGAGCTAACGCTCATTATAACATTGCCGAATCATATATCTTTGAAAACTATGTTCAATCAAATTATCATTTCGAAAAGGCATTGCATGTATTAAGTGAATCACCTTATAGCCAAGGTATTGAGAGGAAAAGAAAAGCGATTGAAAGAACTTTGAACTTTTTAAAGATTTATCACGCTAAAGATCTGGATAATTTGAAAGGGGATTTGGATTATCCAGAACAAGCTTTTTTAGCAATAAGACAAGGTGATAATAAGCTTGCTCTGAAAATACTCGAAGGTATAGAAAAAGAGAAAGGCTATTTAAATCACTTCTCAACATTTTACTTAGGCCTTGCTAAAAATGACGTTCGACTTATAGAGAAGTCTTTAGAAATGTTTATTAAAAATAATAGTAATTTTTATGCGAAATTACCTAAGATATACTTGGGTATAGATTGAAAAAATGGTATAATATACTTGGGTGATAAAAATGAAAAAACTACTTTCTATTATCTCCGTTCTTGCTGTATTAGGAGTATTTACATTAAGTAATACTTACGTTCAGCAAGAACAGAGTAACCAAGTAGCCGTTGAAAAAACTGCTGAAGTTCAGCGCATGATGACTGATCCAGGCGGCGGCGGCTGGTAAGAATTTAAATATATGTATTGAATGACATCGTCTATTAAATAGGCGGTGTCATTCTTGTTTTACGAAGAAATTGCGTTTTTGAAAAAACGAGGGGAAATGCAATCATTGTGAATTATTCACAAACTAAAATAGAGGATGTTGGGGGAATTAGGGATGACGAAAGAACAATTAGTGAGAATGGCTGCAAAATTAGGATTAAAACAAGGGAATCCAAAAGCGGAGGATATTTTAAAGATTGTCCTTGATGAATCATATAAGGAGAAACCAAATACATAAAAAAAAGAAGACTGCCAAGTGAGGTAGTCTTCTTTGATTAGTCATTCTTTTTATTTTGCATATAAGTCACATACATCTCTAATTGTTCCCAAGCTTTCTTTCGCTCATCCTCTGGAAGACTTTCTATTATTGACATTATGTTCTTTCCTTCTTCAGATACAACTTTATCTTCTTCTTCATTTAGTTCAGGGTCTTCCGATCTCCCTAATAAATAATCTGTAGTTACTCCGAAATAATCCGCTATCTTTTCTAATGATTCTCGCCCAGGTGATTTTTTACCCTTTTCAAAATAAGAAATAGCCATCTTAGATACACCAACAGCATTACCTAATTGCTCTTGCGTTATCTTACTATTCTTCCTGAGTTCTTTAATCTTTTCCCCGATCAATATTAACGTCCCCTTTATCTAAAGTGTTTATGATACCTAAAGTATAAAGTAAACATAGTGTTTACCACAAGATAAAATTTATTCGAGTTTTTTTAAAAAAAGTACTTGAAATAAACTTGAGGTTTACTTATAATGAAATCACAGGCAACGAAGGGAGGAAATAACTTGCATCAGTTAAAACAAAAACGACTAGAAAAAGGGATGTCTTGCCAAGACGTTGCCGATAAAGTCGGAATTACTAAAATGCACTACTGGTATATCGAAAACAACAAAAGAACTTTAAAAATAGACTTAGCGTTTAAAATAGCAGTAGCTCTTGAGGAAGATCCGAAAGAACTTTTTTTTAACAATTAAAGTAAACCTCAGATTTACAAAAGTGAAAGGAGTAAACCAAATGAATGAACTGAAAATAATTAATAAAGATGGACAATTGTTAGTAGAAAGCAGAGAGATAGCAGAAATGGTTGATAAGCGTCACTCCGATTTAATAAGAAGTATTGATAACTTTTATAAAGTTTTACTAAACGCAAAAATGCGTCCAGCTGATTTCTTTATTCCTGATAGCTACAAAGATGGAAGTGGTAAAGAAAATAGATGTTACTTATTAACACGTAAAGGTTGTGACATGGTTGCTAACAAGTTAACTGGTGAAAAAGGAGTTCTCTTCACCGCAGCTTATGTAACTCGATTCGAAGAAATGGAAAATTCCTTAAGGAAACAAGATCCGTTTAGTCAAATCGAACTAATTGCAACAGGAACGACACAACTCAATAAACGGGTAGAAAAACTAGAAACGTTCTTTGATGAAAGATTAACAGTAGATTACGGACAACAGTTAACAATTAAAAATGCAGTCGGTCGCAGGGTGTACAAGCTTTGGGATGATGGCACAGTTAATACATCAGTACATGATAACAAAAAGAAATTATTCTCAGCGATTTGGAAAGATGTAAAAGCAGTATTTGCTGTAAACAGTTATTGCAACATCCGCCAAAAAGACTTCGATGAAGCTATTTCTTACATAAACGCATGGCGTCCAAGATTAATATAAGGAGGCGGTTTGAATGATGGAAGAAAGCACAGTTTCATTAGCGATTGTAGCAGCGGTTATATGTTTAACAGCATATCTTGGGTACCGAGTCGATGTTGTAGCAAAGAGAGCAGGATGGATTGAAGATGACAAATAAACAGCAGCGTGATGAATACGAACAAAAGAAACTCGCATGGATCATAAAGGATTTAAGAGCTAGAGGGATACATAACAGCGCAGATAAGGTTGAGGAAATGCATAAGGAGTTCATTACTCTAGCTAAATAGGACAAGCCTCGCTTGTCGGAATATTCAGGAATCTAATGTTGGTCCCCACCTAAATGAAAGGTTCCTGGATGTTCCGATGCGCGAAAGCATCAACAAATGAGAGAAATGGGGAATTTAAAATGGATTTAAATTTAATGATTAATGACTCTTTAGCGAAGTTAAAAGATGAAGGTTATGTTGAAAAAATCGTAAAAGCTCAATTAGAAGAAACGATTAAAAACGTAATCGACCGTTCTTTAAGAAGTTATAGTGACTTTGGCGAAATGCTTGAAAAACAAGTAAAAGAGCAACTTCAAATTAATCTTAGTGAATTAGATATCCCATCTTATAACCACTTTATTGTTTCGACTATTCAAGAACATTTTAATGCGGTTTTACATGAACAAGGTGTTAATCGGATGAAGGAACAGTTAGATGAATTACTACTTCATTCAAAAGAAGAGTACAAGCTGTCTGAACTTATGAAAGAGCTAGTGAAAGAAATTGAAGATTTAGATGAAATGGGTTACGAAGACTACCATGAAATGTCGATGCATATAGAAGAAGGTTATTTAACATACGTTTACTTTGACGCTGAATCTGACAAGGATAAATACGATTGTAAATACCAAGTTTGCGTAAATAAAAAGAGTAACGTAGTTGAGAGTATTAAAATTCGTGAGAAAAATCGTTATTCAAGTTATTCAACAAAAGAAGTTAAGGAAAAAACATTTGATACGAAAACGATAATGGGTGGCTTTTATGGAATGGAACAAACTCTATTCAAAATGTATGCACGTAAAGCGAAGTTAATTATTGATGAAGATGCAGTTGAGTTAGAAGTAACTAATCCAGAATACGATTGATCAAAACAAACGAAAACCATTCGACTACGCCTAATCGAATGGTTCGTGAAACGACTTAATTATTATGTACATCTATTATAACACGGTCGTTTCTTACAGTAAACAAGGAGGAATGTGGAAATGGAAGATGGTGTAGTTCTAATGTACTGCAAAGATGGAGTGTTATATCCGGTGGCGTTAACAAATGAACAAAACGAGATGCTTCAAATGTCAGCAATGTTATTTCAACCATTAAAAGTTGTTTTTGATAAACCACAAGGACAAGCTATTAACTTAATAAAATTAGCAAATTAAGGAGCGAAGCCTATGTTAGATAAAAATCAATCAAAAGTCGTCCTTCCTTCATGGGTATGGAAGGACGCAAGCAATGAAAAAGAAGTAAAAGTGAAAGCGATTGAGTACATCACTCCCAATCGCTATCCAGGTTACAGAATATTAAGCATCAAGGGCGATATTGCGATATGTGAGAGGGAAGTGAATTAAATGAACAGCAATGTGATGGAAGTCGCAAGGTTAAACCTAAGAGGCAATACGATGGACCAAGGCTGGTTTAAACACCTTACTTTAGATAACGGAAAGCCGTATATGGTTGCTATTTCAGTTCTGAGCGAAGTCTTTTATTGGTATAAGCCTACTGAAATAAGAGACGAGGAAACGAATGAGATTCGATATAAACAAAAATTCAAAGCGGATAAATTACAAAAAAGTTATACACAACTAGCGGATACATTCGGATTTACTAAAAGGCAAGTAAAAGATGCATGTGATTATTTGAAAAATAGAAGTTTAATAAAAATTGAATTTCGGACAATTATAGCTAACGGAGTTAGGTGTAATAACGTAATGTATGTCGAACCGGTTCCTGAAGAAATAATGAAAATTTCAATTTTATATCAAGACCCTATTACGTTAGAACGGGGGAGGGTCTTACGTTCTAACGTGCCACCCTCCTACATTTCAACGGAGGAGCCTCCTACGTTAGAACGTGGGACAAATACAAAGATTACTACAAAGACTACAACAAAGATTACTACATTAAAAGATAATAAGTCTTCTGGCCAAAAAGAACAGCCAAAAGACAACATCCCTTATGAAGATATCGTTTCTTATCTCAATGAAAAAGCAGGTAAATCTTTTAAACACAAAACAGCGAAAACTAGATCGTTAATAAAAGCTAGATTTAAAGACAGTTTTACTATAGATGATTTTAAACGAGTTATTGATATAAAAGCAGCACAATGGTTAAACGACTCGCACATGAGTCAGTACTTACGACCAGAAACGTTATTTGGTACAAAATTCGAAAGTTACTTAAACGAAAAAGGAGCGAAAAACAATGTCAGCAACAGCAATGCAACGGGTAGCACAATCCCTGGATTTAAAGGTGAACTTCCATTCTGATACATGCATGAAACATTCTTATGGAACTGGTAACAAAAAAATCATTAAACCAATTCAGATGATCGAATTCAAAGGACAAGTTGTCTGCCCACGATGTGTTGTTGAGGAAAACGACAGAGTGTTAAAAGAACAGGCGAACAATCATTACAAGAAAATTAAAAGAACTAAGAAATTCAACATGCTTGCAAAGCACAGCATCATTAGTAACGAAGAAATTCTGGAAGCTACGCTTTCGAATTATAGAACGGAATGTAAAGAGACTAGAGCAAACAAAAAGCTCGTAGAGGGCATTGTAGAGAGTCTAAAAATAGGTGAGGTAAAAAACGTATTTATTGTAGGTGTGCAGGGGGCAGGTAAAAGTCATTTAGCTTATTCAATCCTAAGAGAATTAAGAGGACACTTCTATGAAATATCAGATGGCGAGAAGGATAACGACGAACTAACTTATTCAAAAATGAAAAGTTGCTTGTATGTAGAGATTGAACAATTAATGCGACTTATCAAGGATTCATTTAATAACAAAGATTCTAAGTATACGGAAGAGTATTGTGTAGATCTTCTGACAAGTGTTGATTTCCTGGTACTTGATGATTTAGGTGCAGAAAGCGGATCGATGAACAGAACGGATGAAGCTAGCAACTTTATCCAACGTGTACTGTATGCAGTAACGAATGGAAGACAAGGGAAAGTAACCATTACAACAACTAACTTATCAAGCGGAGATATATTCAAAAAATATGATAAGAAGCTAGGCAGTCGAATTTTAAATAAAGCTGAAGCAATTGTATTTAAGGAAACGTCAGATAAGCGTATTGAACATTTAGGATTCTAAGGGGGATATGAAAATGTTGTTTGATGATGTACAAGTTCCATCTAAACCATATTGCGATATATGCGGTGCAGCAATCGATAATATAGACATTCATGAGGTGCGTATTGAGGAAAAGGAAATGACAGCTTGCTCAATCTGCTATGGCGATTCAAATGTTAGAAGGATTGAAACAAGAACCTTATTCGATTTAATCAAAGCAATAGGCAAACGTTATGGATACCGAAAAAGCATAAGAGAAGTACAACAGAATATAGAAGAAGAAAAATTCAGTATTGAAATCGATGTACTTGAAAAAATGGAAGGGAAATTACTGCGACAGCCAACAGATAAAAAGATTGAATTTTCAGACGAAGAATTACTATACATCTTCAACAAACTGCGCTTAAACGTCGCTAGTCATAACAACATGGCTTTTGCAGTAGCTCAAATATCAGAACATGGTCTCGAAGTTGTAATAAGAAAGGGTGACGATTATGTGCGCGTGTAATGGAAGTGGAGTGATTCAAAACGATATTGGAACGGGTATGTATCAAATTGGGCCATGTATTTGCGAAGCAGCAAACATTACGCCTGAAGAGGTAGATAGAAGACGTCAGGTAGTTATTGAACGATTAAAGGAAACGTATCGCCTACAACAGTTAGAGAAAGCTGGAGATGTGGCATGAAGCAATTAACACTAGAGGATGTTGTTGGGAGTTTTGATTACTCAGCTAAGAGTACATCGGAGAAGTTCTTACAATGCGTCACAAGCGTCATAACGTACTCAGTAGAGTTTTACGATAAGGATGACAAATGGAAACTTAGATGGTTCGAAGCGAAGTCAGAGAGCGAAGCCGTTGGAATGGCTAGAGATAAATACGGGAGAATTCAGATTATTAATACTTATATATCGGACAGATCGTTAGCCGAAATAATGGCATTGGATTAAGAAAGGGGAATGGAAATGGAAATGAACTTCTTTATCTTAGACGAGCATTACAAAAGGGCTGAATTAAACGGTATTAACAGAAGAAGGTTGCAGGAAAGGGTACACCGCTATGACTGGGATATCGAAAGAGCGATAACACAGCCACTTGGCACAAAGAATATGGACTTTGATAGAAAACACGGGGGTTGGATGCATGTAGCAGAACGGAATGGTATCCAACGTTTTACATTCTATAGCCGATTAAAAAGAGGTTGGTCTTATCATTTAGCAGCTACAAAGCCACCAGGTAAGCAAGGGAATCGCTACGATGAGAACGGTGAATTGAAAGAAATTATCTAAAGGAGGGGGAATGGATGGCTTTAAATCGTTGGTTAACGGAAGAAGAACGAGCAAGAGCAACAGCTAACGGAATAAGTGCAAAAACGCTATACTATCGCCTTTATAGATCAGATAAGTGGGAACTAGAAGAAGCTTTAACAGCTCCACCTGGAACAGTTAGACATAGCTATAAAGGAGAATACACTGAATGTCTCAAAATTGCCGCTAAAAACGGAATAGGAAAGGAAACGTTTTATAGTCGGTTAAATGGCGGATGGAGCCGCCATGACGCTGCAACAAAACCTGTTAAAAGAAGAAATACATTAGCGAAGAAGTGGTTAGATATTGCTAAACAGAATGGTATTGGTTACCAGACATTCATGTCCAGGATTAACACTCGTAAGTGGGATGCGGAGAAAGCGGCTACGACTCCAACAATTAGAACAGGTCGAAACTGCTCAGTAAAAGTTAAGGAGGAAGCGGTTCTATGAGATACAAAGCGGTTCCAACAGAGGGAGATTACGAGATTGCAGCGCGTAATGGAATATCAAAAGCTAACGTGAATCAAAGGGTATACGGCTACCATTGGAGTATAGAACGCGCTATAACGGATCCACTCCAAAACAAAAAAGGGAAAGAGAATAATAGGTCTTTGGTATTCCTAGCTGAACAGAACGGAATTAGTGCTTCCACTTTTTACAGAAGGATTAGGGGCGGAATGTCAGAAATCGAAGCAGCAACGAAGTTGAAAAAACATGAAGTGTTTCTAAAAATAGCATTAGAAAACGGCATAAGTGAAAATCTCTACCGTAAAAGGGTAGAAAGAGGAATGACTCAATATGCAGCGGCAACAAAGCCGAAGGACAAGCGTGGGAGCACGAAAAAGAAACAGATAAGCTAGGAGGCAACATGGATAGGCAAGATAATTTAATAGAACAATTGATTCAGATGAATATATTCAAGCTACCGGATGGGCGCGATCTCTTTGAGGGGAGTTGCGAAGAACTAGCGGTGCTGTTGGAAAGGGATGGGGAGAATGAGAGAAGCGATTGAAGAGTATATCGAGCAATTGCAACAATCGGCAGTGGAGAATAGAAAGCGAGCGGACAAGGCTTATGATGATGAGGATTTAGGAATTGCAGGGTATTACAAAGGGCAATGGATTGCGAATGAGGAAACGGCAGTTAAATTAACGGTTATCTTATCTAAATACAAGAGTCCTAAAATAATTGAATTTCAAGGTAATGTATTTGCTAATTACACAACAGAAAAAGGAGAGAATGATATGAAAAATACACAGCATGGCACTTTTGAAGTAACTCAAATATTAGCGGAATCGAAGGAGAATGAAGAGAATGGCAACTAAGATCATTGTTTATACGAAAAATAATTGCGGAGACTGCAAAAGAGCGAAATTCATGCTGAAACATTGTCCGGTTGATGTGGAAATCGCGGAAATTAACGTTGAACTAAAAGAAAATGAACACCATATAAAGCAACAAGGATTAATGACATTACCAGCTTTCTTGATGGAAGACGGAAATATCATACACGGCTTTCACGAAGGCAAGATTATGAACGCATTAGGACTATAAAGGGGTGTTTGGATGAAGGCTGAACATATCGAACTGTATGAACAAGCGTTGCATCACGAACAAGGACAAGCTAGTAAATGGTTTTGCGAGGTTAATAATTTAGAAGCGCAATTACAAATAGCGAAGTCGCATTACAAGCACCATACGGAAGAAAGAGATAGATTACAAACTTTAGTTGTGAGATGGAAGGGGCAAGCGGATGGGAATAGGATTTAGTTTAGGGTTCAGACATCATGAGTGGAGATTAGGTATATCAATCGATTTTAAGAAGACATATATGGAAGCAAGTGCGGGACCGTTTTATTTCAAAATCAGAGTAGGAGGAATTGAAGAATGAATTTTAAAGAATATCAAACAGCAGTTACAAGAACATTTGTGGCAGGAAGAACATATGAGGAGAATGCTACAAACTATGCTATGGGGTTATGTGGGGAAGCGGGAGAAGTTACGGACCATATCAAGAAGGCGGTATATCATGGTCACAACTTAAATGAAGACGAGGTTGAGAAGGAATTAGGGGATGTACTTTGGTACTTGGCAGCATTAGCGGAAACTCACCATCTTGATTTAAATGAGATCGCAGAGAAGAACATTCATAAGTTAAAGAAGCGATTTCCGAACGGATTTAGTGAAGAAGACAGCAAGAAACGTGTGGATATGAAGTAAGACAAAATTTGAATTTTATTAAAAAGGAGAATGAGAGATGAAAATAAGAAGACGGGATGAAAAAGGAAATCTACCTTACAAGTGTTGGGAATGTAATAAAGAATTTAATTTTAAAGCTATGAAATATATTGTGTATGGTAAAGATGAATGTCCAAATTGCGAATCGGTAATAAGATTAAATGACGAAAAAGGGGAATGAAAGATGGGTACAGTTACAAATCATGTATTAAGTCAAATCAATGTGGAATGGCAGCAACAAGGAAATGATGATATTGCGTATTTAACAAACGTTCGACTTTGTCCGTTTCTATACAAACAGCTTGAAGATGAGGGGATTTTAGAAAAACAAACAGATCAAGATGAAGAGTGGTTTGTTTTTAATCCCAATGAGTTTAATAGCATTGAGAATGGAAATTACTTTGAGATATTAATCTACAGGGAAGAGATAGATGAGTTAATAGCGTACGAATTTGAGTGATTTACAACAAAAATAGTTATTCGGGAGGGGAAGAGGATGAGAGAAATTAAATTTATAGTTTTCGATAAGGTAGCCGAAAAAATGTATGACGTTGGATATATAGATTTTGCTAATGAAGTTGTACAAGTGGCAATGAACAAAGGTGGAATTTGTTACGGTACTTATGTAAGAAGATTGAAGGATGTTGTACTGCTGCAATACACAGGTTTAAAAGACAAGAATGGTAAAGAGATTTATGAAGGGGATATTGTAAGTCGTCATGAAGGCGGAATACATTTTCAAGAAGAACCACTTGCTGAACATGTTGTTAAATGGGGCAACTTTGGATGGTTACCTTTTGAAATTGGAGAAGGCTATCAAAAATGTGTATACGGTGAAATTTATGAGTTTATAGTAATCGGAAATATCTACGAGAATCAAAATTAAACCAAAGCGTTATTTGAATAGAAGGGAGGGATATGATGGTCCTTTTATATGATCCTAAAACAAATATATTATCTGAAACTACTTATGAGTATTTAGCAGAATTGACAGGTATGCCAAAAGGTTCGCTTATGAGTTATCGGTCTACAGGAAGAAAAATTAAAAGTATTAACTGTTATCTTGCCAAAGATAGTGTGACGGTACAGCAAAGGCGAGAGTGGTATGAGAAGGAAAAGTATCATAACGAAACGTGGAAAACGATTAAAGGGTCTGATGATACATTCCTCATTTCAAATTACGGTAGATTCAAACGAATCGGCAAAAAGAAAACGTGGTTCTTACTGCCAATACTGAAAAAGAAAACTGGATACTTGGAAATTAAAGTGAAGTATAAAGGTGTGTATAGGAATTATATAATAGCGCAATTGGTTGCTGTACATTTCATCGGGGTTCCAAAACAAGGGGAATCAGTTAGATATAAGAATGGGATAAAGACGGATACCTTTGTTAGTAATCTTGAATACATCTCAAAAGAAAAGTTAGGTAAATTAACAGGTTTTAGATCTCGTAGTAAACCAGTTGTTCAGTTGGATATGGAAACAAAAGAAATTATCGGAGAATTTAGGTCGGCGAGAGAAGCCGGAAGGAAAAGTTATCTATCTTATCAAGCGGTACTAGATAATTGTAATCATAAATCACGGACAAGTGGTGGATATATCTTCATGTTTGCTGATGAATATGAACAGATAGCTAATTGATTATAAAAATTTCATTTTGTAGAAAAGGGGAATGGATATGGAAACATCACTTCAAACAATTAAAGATAAATGTGATGCAGCAGTCGAAAAGGCATACACAAGTAATCCTTTAGTAATGTTAAAGACTGATACAATCTATTGGTTACTAAATCAAGTAGAAGAAAATGAGAAACGAAAAGGTATTATACAAGCAAATTACCATGAATATAGCGAGCTGGAAAAGAAAAGAAGAAAGACACATGAGGAAAATGAGTTCCTAAAAGATGACATCCACGTTAGGAATGAGCGTATTGAGGAACTTGAAAAAGAGTTGCACGAATTAAAAGGAACAGCTAGCAAAAGCTAACTGCTCCAATCATGGAATATGGTTAAGAAATGGGTTGTCTACATTATTGACGGAATATTGAGTTTTATTCAGGGGGGTAGAGGGAAATGACGATTTATTCAGACGTAACCAAATACGCGAAAGAATGTGGAATTACATTAGAACAAGCCAAAGTAAGATGTGATCACTTTTTAAAACTAAATGATGAAGGTGAGAAAGCCGGTGTTTGTCCTGAATGCCAACAACAATCTTTAATAATAGAGCATAGTGATTGTGAGTACTCATCGACTTCTTGGGTTCAATGCGAAGAGTGCAACTTCACGGACGATGTTAACAAAGAAAAATATGTAGCATTACAACATTGGTACGATTTTGATGATGTGTTAGCAATAGCTTGTACTGAAATGGAGACAGGTATTAAGGATTGGAATGAATTTGTAGAACAATCAAATCAAAACTTAACAAAATAATCCTTTTAATAGAAAGTGAGTGTTAAAGATGAAAAAACAAAGATGGAGAATTACAAAAGCGAAAAAGTGCTGCATGTGTAACCGTAAAGTATATATTAAAAGGAAAATGGGGTACCGTTCCCTTTTAGATTCGTACTTATGCGGAGAATGTAAATTAAATAAATTAAATGGAATTATTAATACAGTAGAAAGCGAGTGGTATTAATGGGACTAGGAAACCGTGGTATGGCTTTTGAAAAGCTTATTAATCTATCGAATGAAATGTATCAAAGGGAGGGGGTGGCGCTTATAAACAAGCGTCCGACTCCTGTGAAGGTGTTAAAAATGGTTTATGGACGTGTGAAAGATGGATATTACGAATCTAAAAGTACAGTAGACTATGACGGTGTGTATAAAGGACGAGCTATAGCGTTTGAAGCGAAATCTACAAATGAGATAAATCGATTTGATCTAAAGAATATTGCGCAGCACCAATTGGATTATCTAGAGACAGCAGAGAAAATGGGAGCAATATGTTTCTTCCTTATTGGGTTTAGTAAGGACCAGTCGGTATTCGCAGTACCACTGTCAGTTATTCAATCTTATGTAAGGATGTCGCAACAGCCAAAAGGTAAGAAATCAATACCGAGAGCAGACTTCGATATCTATGGGTATTTAGTAGAACAGACAGAACGAGCGCCGATTGATTACTTGCAATACGTAGATGAATCAGTAGCACCAGTTATATTTGATGGAATGATTCAGTTTGATCAGGACCATAAGAAGATAGCAAATAACATTGAAGCAGCAAAAGAGAAGATGAACAACAAGACACGTAAGTTATTAAAGGCCTAATGGATAACGGAACCATGCAGAGTGGATGGTGGGGGCTGCTCGCTATGCATGTTTCCCTTATTCAACAAAGAGATAGTAAAATTTCACGTACCTTATGTGATGTTAAAAAGACAAATTCAGAAATAGGGGGATTCTAGTTTGGGACAAAAACAATTAGTAACTGAAGATGGAGTATTAGAGGAAGTAATTAAGGCATTACAAGATTATCGCGTTCTCAAAGTTAAATTTTATAATCTACAAGAAAGAGCGGCATTTGGTGCAGAGTTTTTGTTTCCTGAATTAAGAGATCATAAAAATGATGAGAAATATCTACGATACATTCAGATAAAAAGAACGCTAGAAGAGGCTATTGATGAAGATGAGAGAAAAATACTCGAAATGAAATACATGAATACTAAAATCCTAAATGATGATTATATCTACACTGTGATTGGAATCAAAAGAGCTACATTCTACAGAAAAAAGAAGTCAGCTGTAAATAAATTCGCCGATGCCATAAATATTATATAAATTGATACTTTTGGGCTACTATTTGGGCTACCATATCGGGTACCTTTTAACAACCGAATAAAAAGTACGATTATCTCATGAAGAAACGCTCTTTGAAAAGAGAATACGCTTCATGGGATAGCGTGCCCAATATAATAACGTTACTCGGTGACGCGGAGGCTAGAGGGAATAAAAGCTTCCCGAAATTATTTGTATTTATCATTCAACATGGAATCCACCTTCTGTGCTGAAAATAGATATAAATCTATTACTCTTGCTATGTTGATTTCTACGAATGGGGATGGTTTTCATGATTGAATGAAAATTGTTCTGGTGAGTAAAATCATTTGCTTTAAAACAGTTGTATACGTAACTTGAATTATCACCTATAGTAATTACTCACGATTTTTACTATTGGGATAAAACAGGGTGTAAAGGAACTTGTCACTCCTTTACTCTAGATAATAAGACGGATAATTCCCCTTATCCGCGTACATCCCCCTACTAATCTTGTTATCTAGAGTAAGGCAGTGGAAAAACGTAGTACTGTCTTGTATATAAAGATTAATTCCCTTTATATAATCACATTGCGTAAAGACTATAGGTCAGCTAAGGCTATGCGACGGCTGATGTATTGACCGGCTCCACGGAGTATAAACGAGAAGATTCTTTGTCTTCTCCTAGCCACCGAACGTAAAGCGCGTAGCTAATAAGAGCTAAAAAATTACATGATGCGGTGGCTTGGAGAAGGTTGAGAGTACCTCATCTCAATCTGGAATGAAGAGATACTTATTGCCATTTGTTTTCTCTCTTTTCTCCCATCCCCTTGAAAGCTGTCACTTCGGTGATGGCTTTTTGTTATGTAAAGAGGATAGTATCTAATTATGTCGAATGTATATATTTGCATAATATAGAGAGGTGGATGTAATTATGGAGAAAATTGATGTAAGGCCAGCTATGGAGAAATGGAAAGAAGATTTGCAAGAAGAGCAAACGGATAGAAAAGCGGATTTAATTTTATTTAAAACTAATTTAGAAATTACCAATGCTAAGATGTATTGTATTCAAGAACTTATGAACAAAACAAAAGAAGATGATTATGACCAATTAGAAGAACTCAATGATATGTATATTGAGGAAAAAGGTAAACAAGAAGAATTAATCGAAGTGATTGGGTCATTAGAATTAGAAATTGATGTTTATACGAGAATCAACTCACAACTCTTTGAAACAATCGATAACAATATTAAATCAACAAACTAGCATCCATAACGGGTGCTTTTTTCTTTGTTATATAGAAATTACACATTAAACGTTAAGTTTAACAAAATGGACATTTGGTTAGGAGGATTGGTATTAATGATGGGACTTAATCCTTTACATGAATGGTGGAAGATTAAGAGTTATACAAAGTGGTACCACTACTTTTGGGCAATGCCGCTAATCGCTATAGGACTTTCTATAGCGTGGGTATTCTACACGATTGTTGATGGCATTGACTCATTTAGGAAATAGGAATTATGAACAAATAGCAATATCGTAGGCGCTGCCGTGATCTGGTGGGCGTCTTGTTTGTTGTTAAGGAAAGATAAGGGGTGAGGGGATGGAAGTCGTTATCGTTTGTTCAATGGGAGCGATAGCAATCGGAGAATTAGTGGGATTTGAATTAGAGGTAGAAGAGATAAGAAGAGAATTTGAAGCAGAATTGACGGTCGCTGATTTAATCACATTCGATGAAGTAGGCGAAGAATGGGAAGAAGAGAAAGAGGAATACCCACGACACGAAGTCAAAGTTATGCGGTCACAAGTGATAATTCGCAAACCGAAGCACATAAGAGCTAGGACTACTTGTTAGGGGTGAATGCTATGTTGTATCTATTGTGCGGTGTGATTGGATTTGGAATTGGAGCTTTTTGGTGTTGGGACAAGAACTAACAAAACAAATGAACACAACGAACGAAAACAGAGGAGGGTGAGATATGTTAGACAGTAAGACTAAAGAAGTCGTAGAAAGAGTGTATGAGCACGCTAAACAATTTGTTATTGAACATCAAAAAGTATCTGTTTCTTTCATTCAACGTAGATTTCGAATTGGTTACACTGCAGGGGCTACAATAGTAAATCGTTTAGAAGAAGAAGGTATTGTCGGTCCTGAAAAATCTAATTTGCATCCAAGAGACGTATTAGTAAAAGAATATAAACCCGGATAAAAATAGGGATGGTTTATGAATGATAGTTGTATAAAGGTATGTGAACGTTTTAAATTTATATATTGTAAATAGATATAAGTATATGTCGTTCTGTAAGAAGACTATATTCTTACCTATTTACCTATAATTACATTTTTACTAATTTATTATCATATCGATGTTCATTTATAGTGTGTTAGATAAATAGACTGTGAAATTCATTTGAGGTGATTTCGTGCTGATCTATACAGTTATGATGTGGGACCATGCTGATACGGATATTATGTTAGCTACCGCAGACAGAGAAGAAGCGTTAAAAGAATTCGAATCATGTGTAGCATTCTCGCTGCAGGTTTGGGAAAAAGGTGAAGTTCTAATTGAAATGATAAATAGTGAAGGTGAATACTTTGCTGATGGTGGATTAGAAAGATATCCAGAAAAAGGACAACAGTTATTTAATGAGATAGTAGAACAATTGCAGTAGCGAGTCCGCTGCTTTTTATTTTGGAGGGGAATCAATGAAAGTGGTTAGAGAACATGACGGTAAGTATTATCTAACGGAATATGATGAACCTTATGGATGGTATGCGGCAGAGATTAGCTATGAAGCATTTAAACTACTTGAGCATTTGGATCATTTAAATGATTTTCATAGCGTTGATTGGATAGATGATTAATATTAGGAGGATGAGTAATGGAGGAGATAAAGTACAAATACAAAGTTAAAGCAGGTCGATTATGGGTATCTAGTTTTGCTGTTGGTTATGATTGTCCGTTTCCTGTTATTGATTTAGCTGGAAGTGAAGGAATAGCTAAGACAATTGAAAGTAAAGAAAAAGCAGAAGAGATTGCAAATTTAATAAATGGTGTATTAGTTCCTATTAAATATAGGGTTACTCAAGAAGTGACACACAAATGGGTAGAGGCGTAAAGAGAATTTAAGGGGTGATAATAGATGCCGAATAAAAGCGAAGTAAAAGCAATCTATTTAGCTACACGTAATGAGGATGGAACATTTGGAGAACCGATATTGATAAAACCTATGGAAGAAAAGGGCTTATATGCAGATGATGATGCGATAGATCAAGAGAATCGTAAGTTTTATGAAGGCACCGAGTGGAAGAGAATGCGAGAACAAACGTTGAACAATTGAAGTTAAGACGGCAATTATAAATTTATAAAAGAGATTATCGTGAGGTCGGTGAATGGCAAAGGAATACGCAAAGAAATTTTATAAGTCAAAAGCTTGGGAAAAGTGCAGAGAGTCATACATTGCTACAACGTTAGATGGTATGTGTGAGCATTGCAAAGAAGTGCCAGGATATATTGTTGACCATATTGTAGAGATAACACCAGAGACTATAGACAATCCAGATATCACATTGAATCATGAAAACTTACAATACTTATGCTTACCTTGTCATAACACTAAGACGTTTGGTAAAGCTGTATTGATTAGGGAAGACGTAATGTTTGATGAGAATGGTGATTTGATTAGGAGGGATTATTAATGATACAACGATGTGCTAGATGTAATAAGATATTGCCTATTCCTAACAAGGCAGAATATCTTATTCTTACTTTTTGTTCTGGTTGCAAGGAGATTATTAACCAGATAGATAAATTTGTTGAAGATGCTCCATTGTTAGTTATTGAAGTGAAAGATATGAGTAGTGTGCCAACAGTTATTTACAACGGAGAAACAATAGAAGGTAAAGTGTCTATTACGTATGAGTGGGGAACAAGCGGTTATAAGAAAGAAGGTAAACATGTTTTAAATTTAAACCATGTGTATCATGTTAATAACCAACTTGTAGAAAGAACAATAAAAGAAGAAAAGATTACTGGATATGTAGAAGAAAGAACAAATCATTTAAAGAATGCATGTGATAATAAGACAAGTGTTGCTGAGTTACCAGAACGATACAGAGGTATTAAGCTAAGCGAGACATCTTTAAATATAAGAAATGAAATTATAAAGAATGATATTGATTATTTAAAAGATATAACACCAGAGCAGATGGAATTGTTAGTGCAACTATTTGAAAAAGAAAAGACGAAGAAGGGATAGCCCCCCCTATCAAAAATAAAACTAAGGGCTATAGGGGGACCGAGAGGGGAGCTTCGTGTAACACACAGGTCATTCCGCGTGACCCCCCTACCCCAATACGAAAGAAGTGAGGTGTTATTGATGGCGATAAAGAAAGAATTAACAAAAGAAGAACGAGTTAAAAAGGAAATAAACAGACTTAAACGGATTTATAAAGAGATGCCAAAAGATACCCTCTTGGTTGTGGAGGGGTTAATTGTTGAAGCTGCAGACTTGCGTGTACGATTAGAAGATATTCGAAAAGATCTTGATGAGAATGGGTATGATGAAATGTTCTCACAATCAGAGAATCAAGATCCATATGAAAGGGAACGTCCACAAGCCCGGCGTTATATATCGATGAATAAAAATTATCAATCTATCATGAAACAACTCGGTGATTATGTTCCTAAGATTCCACCAGAACCTAAAAAGAAAGATGATGGATTTGAATCATTCGTGAATAAACGTGATTGAATATCCTTTATCCTATAATCCGATTCTAGAATACTGGTACAAAATAAAAAATAGACAAGAAATAGTATCGGATAAAGTTAGGCGAGTTTATAAGAAGCTTGTCACTGATATAGGAAGTACCAAAAGCGAATGGGAATATAACGCTAACCGAGCGAATCATGCTATAGAATTTGTTGAGAATTTTTGCAAACATAGTAAAGGTAAAATGGGGGGGGAACCATTTTTATTAGAGCTATGGCAAAAAGCTATGACGGCCGCTTTATTTGGTTTTGTTCATAAAATAGATGGTATAAGAAAATACCGTGAGTTTATGTTAATTGTTGCCCGAAAAAATGGGAAATCAGCTTGGGGTTCTGCAATCGCTCTTTATTTAATGGTTGCTGATAATGAACCAGGACCAGAAATCGTATCGGCAGCAACTAAAAAAGACCAAGCTAAGATTATTTGGTCTGAAGCAAAGAGAATGGTGAAAAAATCACCAATTCTTTCTAAAAGAATTCGTACGTTAGTAGCTGAAATGATTTCAGATTTTAACGATGGTTCTTTCAAACCTCTTTCAAGTGATTCAAATACACTTGATGGACTTAACGTGCATTGTTCATTAATAGATGAACTACATGCTATTGAAGACAAAAATCTTTATGACGTTATTGTTGATGGTATGACGGCTCGTGAACAACCAATATCAATTATTACAACGACTGCTGGTACGGTTCGTGAAGGTATTTTTGATATCAAATATGAAGAAGCTGAACGTATTATCAATGGTTACGATGATCCAGATGGTTATAAAGATGAACGAGTTCTTCCTATTATTTATGAATTGGATAAACGTGAAGAGTGGACAGAAGAGTCTTGCTGGAAAAAAGCGAATCCAGGATTAGGTACAATCAAAAATTTAGACCAATTAAGAAGTAAAGTTGAAAAAGCGAAAGCAAATGCTATGCTTGTTAAAAACTTACTTACTAAAGATTTCAATATAAGAGAGACATCAACTGAAGCGTGGTTAACCTTTGAACAATTAAATAACACTGCAATATTTGATATTGCAGAATTAAAACCTTCCTATGGCATTGGTGGTTGCGACTTATCTTCGACAACCGACTTAACTGCAGCGAAGGTTATTTTTATGCTTCCAGATGACAAAAACATATATGTAAAGCAAATGTACTGGTTGCCTGAAGATTTATTAGAACAAAGAAGTAAAGAGGATAAAATACCATACGATTTGTGGTATGAACAAGATCTTTTAAGAACTACTCCAGGAAATTCAGTTCATTATAAGTATGTTACTGAATGGTTTTTAGAAATTAGAGATGAATACGGCATTTATCTCCCTTGGATTGGTTACGATAGATGGTCAGCGAAGTACTGGGTTGAAGAAATGGAAGGTTATTTTGGCAAAGAAGCAATGGTTCCTGTTGCACAAGGTAAGCAAACACTTTCAAGTCCAATGAAATTATTAGGAGCTGACTTAGAATCGAAATTAGTTAATTATAACAATAATCCAATCGATAAATGGTGTCTTTCTAATACTGCAATTGATATTGATAAGAACTTAAACATACAACCGAATAAAACGAAGAATCAGCGACGCCGTATTGATGGAACGGCAGCACTTTTAAATGCTTATGTAATCCTTCAAGAGAAGAGAAATGACTATCTCAACATGATTTAAGAAGGAGGTGAGAAATTGGGATTATTCGATAAGATATTTGGGAAGAAACAAGTCCCTACTACAACTCGTTTCGAAATGATAAACGATAATGGAGGAGGCTTTTTTTCATGGAATGGAGATATTTATCAAAGTGATATTATCCGGTCTTGTATCCGTCCTAAAGCGAAAGCTGTTGGAAAACTTATAGCGAAACATATTCGTGATAATGGTAATGAATTTAAAATTAATCCAGAACCATATATAAGATTTATTTTGGAAGAGCCAAATCCTTTGATGACAGGACAAATGTTTCAAGAAAAAATGGCTATTCAATTAGAGTTAAATCATAATGCTTTTGCTTATATTAAGCGTGATGATTTCGGTTATGCTACCGAGATATATCCTATCCCTTGTACAACAGTAGATGTTGTTGAAGGAGCATATGGAGATATCTTTTTGAAGTTCTACTTTAAGAATGGTAAGCAAATGACTATACCATATGCTGATGTGATTCATTTACGTAAGGATTTTAATGATAATGACTTTTTCGGAGAACATCCAGGTAATGCATTATCACAGTTGATGGAGATTGTTACGACCACCGATCAAGGTATTGTCAAAGCGATTAAAAATAGCGCTGTAGTAAAATGGATTCTTAAATTTAAATCAGTATTAAAACAGGAAGATATTGATAATCAAGTTAAGAATTTCGTTAATAATTATTTAAATATAGCTAATGATGGCGGAGCAGCTTCTTCTGACCCTCGTTATGATTTAGAACAAGTTAAACCGGAAGCATTTGTTCCAGATTCAAAGCAAATGCAAGAAACTGTACAGCGTATTTATAATTTCTTTAATACAAACGATAAGATAATACAAAGTAAATACAATGAGGACGAGTGGAATGCCTATTATGAATCAGAAATAGAACCATTCGCAATGCAGCTTGCTGGAGAATACACCAGGAAGCTTTTTTCACGTAAAGAAAGAGGGTTTGGGAACAAAGTTATCTTTGAATCTTCTTCTCTTCAATATGCTTCTATGAGTACAAAAATGAATTTAGTTCAAATGGTAGACAGAGGCTCATTAACTCCGAATGAATGGAGAGCAATTCTTTCTCTTGGTCCAATTGAGGGAGGCGATAAGCCGATTAGAAGACTGGATACAGCCTTAGTTAAGGAAGGTTCAGTCGCTGATGAAGGAGGTGATAATAATGAATCAAACGGAAAAGAGGGAACTACTGAGTAGTGAAATAGAAATTAGAGAAGTTGAAGGCGGACTTCGTACGATTACTGGTTATGCGGTTAAATGGGAAATGAAGTCTGTAACAATGGGTTATTGGAGACGTTTTAAAGAGCAATTCAAGCGTGGAGCTTTTACAAATTCTTTAACACAAGATGACCAATTAGCGTTATGGAGCCATGATTACTCTCAAGTTCTAGGTAGAACTAAGAATGGGACTCTTCGATTGTTTGAAGATGAAATTGGACTTCGATTTGAATTAGATTTAGCTGATACAACGCTAGGCGATGATACGTATAAAACGATTAAACGCGGTGATGTTGACGGTGTTTCTTTTGGCTTCCAAATGGTAAAAGAAGAATGGGATGAATCTGATCCAGATAATGTTGTACGTAGTGTTACAAAGGCGAAATTAATTGAAATTAGTCCTGTTGCATTCCCAGCGTATCCAGATTCTCAAGTATCAGCTAGAAGTCATGATCCATATAAACAATTTGTAGATGAACGTAATCAAAAAGACTTACGAAAAAAACTAATTTTAAAAACTTACTTATAAGGGAGAGATTTAATTGAAAACATTACAAGAAATTTTAGCTAGAAAAGCAGAAATTCGCACTTTACTACAAGGTGATCAGGAGGTAGATTTAGCAGCATTTGAAACTGAATTACGTGAACTTGACGAAGCACAAAAACAAATTGAAACTCGACAGCGTTTACTGAAAGAAGCGGAAGTTATTAATAATAATAGTGAACCAGAAACGCGTACAGTAGTTGAAACTTTTAACAATGAGCCAGCTCAACCAGATGTAGAGTTAGAAGCTTCAGAAAAACGTGGACAAGCATTGATGGAAAATCGTGCTGTTACTGTAGGAAGCGGAAATGTAGTATTACCAAAACATAGTGCTTCAGATATTCGACCTACTTTTAATGAAGTTTCTACACTGATTGATCGCGTATTAACAAAAACACTAAAAGGCGGGGAGAGCTACCAACAACCATACATTAAGAGCTATGGTGAAGGGGATTATTCAACTGAAAGTGGCGATTATACTACGGCTGATACTCAGTTTGGATATGCTGACATTACAAAAGCTAAAATCACTGCTTATTCTGAAGACACTGAAGAACTTCAAAAGTTACCAGCAGCCGATTATGATTCTGAAGTAATGAAAGGTATCACTGTTGCAACACGTAAAAAAATCACTCGTGAAATTCTAATTGGAACAGGTGCAACGAATCGCTTAGTAGGTATTTTCTCAGATGCAGCAAAAGCGATCGATCCAGCAACAGACTTAGCAATTTCAAAAATTGATGCTTCTACTTTAGATGAAATTATCTATAGCTATGGTGGCGATGAAGATGTAGAAGATGCAGCGGTATTAATCTTAAATAAAAAGGATTTAAAAGCATTCGCTAAACTGCGTACAGATGATGGTAAAAAGGTTTATAACGTTGTTTCTCATGGTAATTCAGGAACTATTGATGGCGTGCCATTCATCATTAATAGCGCTTGTAAAGCAGTATCTGATGCAGCAACTACAGATGGTCAATTCAATATGGCTTATGGACCATTATCAAACTACCAACTTACAATCTTCTCTGATATGGATGTACAACGTTCAACTGACTTCAAATTTAAGCAAGGTATGATTGCTCATAGAGGTTCAGTATTTGCTGGTGGTAACGTAATTTCAAAAAATGGATTCTTACGTGTTAAGAAAGCGGCTACTGTTTAATAGCCGCTTTTTCATTTGAAATAAGGAGGTATTTTTATGTCTGAAAAGAAAATGCAAGAATTTAAAGTAATTACAGCGTTCCGTGATAAGTTCTCCTATGTGCATTATAGTGTTGGAGAATCATATAAAGCAGATGATCAAGAAAGAGTAGAATTCTTGCAAAAAGAGGGATTCTTGGAAGTTGAACCAATCGGTGATTATAAACCTGTTGTTCCTGAGATTGTCCATGTTGGCGGAGGGTATTACGAACTCCCTAATGGAGAAAAGGTTAAAGGTAAAGAAGCGGCACTTAAAGCATTAAAAGAACTAGAGCCAGTTGGTGAATAAACATGATGCTTGAGGTTGTAAAAAAAGCATTGCGTGTCTCACATAATGCTTTAGATGATGAAATTGATGATTTGATTGAAGCGGCCCGAACTGATTTGAAGTTATCTGGTGTTTCTGGTTTTAAATCAAATGATGATACAGATCCATTAATTAAACGGGCAATAATTATGTATACAAAAGCTAATTTTATTGCTGATGCTAAGGAAGCAGAGCGATTCCAATTATCGTATAACATGCTTAAGAATCATCTTACTTTAGCGGGTGATTACAAATGAATGATATTTTATTTTTTCCAGTTTTAACTACTATTACAGATGATTTGGGACAAGTAGAAGTTACAGAAGATTTCACAAGAGAAGTATTTTGTGAGAAAAAAAGTATTTCTCAAAATGAATTTTTTCAAGCTGGCCAAAATGAGTTTAAGCCTAATTGTGTATTAATTGTTTACACATTGGATTATCAAGAGGAACAAAAAGTACAATACAACAACAAGATATACAGCATTTATCGCACATATGAAAGGGATGATGAAAGAATTGAACTCTATTGTGAGGTGAAGGTTAGTGGCTAGTATCGATAGTCTAGCAAATGATATCGCTAGAGAACTACAAAGGTATGGGAAAGAAGTAGAAGAAAAATTAGAAGTAGAAAAAGAAGAAGTTGCAGATAATCTAGTGAATGATCTGAAAGAAAACAGTCCTAAAAGTGAAAGTCAAGGTGGACGTAAATATTCGAAAGGGTGGCGTAAGGAAAAGGAAGGTAATGCATTTATTGTTCATAATGCATTAAAACCTCAGCTTACACACTTACTAGAGAAGGGACACGCAAAAGTGAATGGTGGTCGCGTTCCAGCTATAGTGCATATCGCTCCTGCTGAAGAAAAAGCAGTAAATGATTTTTCCGAGCGAGTTGAAAGGGCGATTCAACAATGAACTTAATTGAAATTAAGAAAATCCTTGATGCTACAGGTTTACCTGTGGCTTATTCGCATTTCACGGCGTTACCAGGCAAACCAGTTCCGAAGCTGCCATATATTTGTTTTCTTGCGGACGGTTCAGCTAATTTAATGGCTGACAACAAGGTATACCACAAGATAAGCGATTTAAATATAGAGCTTTACACAACAAAAAAAGATTTAGTTGCGGAAGCAAAGCTTGAACAGATTCTAGATGAATTCGAAATCCCTTATGATTCGCCAATTGAAGGGGTTATTGAATCTGAAAAAATGTATCAAAAAATATACGAAACGAGGTTGATATAAATGGCAGAAAATAAAGTTACTTTTGGCTTAAAGAAAGTGCATTATAGTGTAATTACTGAAGATGAGACAGGGAAAATCACGTATGGAACTCCAGGTAAATTACCTGGTGCAGTTGAAATGAAGTTAGAGCCAAAAGGTGAACAATCTGATTTTTATGCGGATGACAGCAACTATTACACTGAATCAAGTAATCAAGGATATGAAGGAACATTAAATATCGCTAAAGTGACTGAAGCTTTCCGAACTGAAGTATTAGGAGAGATTTTGGATGAGACCGACAAAGTTATCACTGAGGTTTCAAATGCAAAGATCAAGAAAATCGCTCTAATGTTTGAATTTGATGGTGATGTGAAAGCGACTAGACACTTACTTTACAACGTATCTGTATCACGACCTGGTGCTGGTTCTTCAACAAAGAGTGATAAAACAGAGCCAAATACAACTGAATTAAAATTCGTTGCAGCGCAACATCCAGAAAATCAAAAAGTTAAAGTTTCAACAACAGTAGGTACACCAGCAGGTATTTATGATGCATGGTATACAAAAGTATATGAGAAAGTCGTAGGGGCGTAACTGGATGGAAAAAACAATTGTAATCGATGAAAAATCAGTTCTTTTGAAAAGTACCGCTGGTACAGCTATTCGTTATAAAGCGCAATTCAGACGTGATATGTTTGCGGATATCCTTAGTCTAGGGGTACTTTCTTCATACATTTCAACAGATGGAGACCAAAATAATATCGACCTTTCACAAGTCGATTTAAGTAAATTAGATTTTGAAGTTATTTATAACTTAGTATGGGCATTCGCTAAAACAGCAAATAAAGAAGTCCAAGATCCGTTAACGTGGCTTGATACATTCGGCGAATTTCCGATTGCTGAAATTATCACTGAAATTCAAGACTTAATTAAAAGTACGGTTCAGTCAAAAAAAAAATAACAGAAGATGAACAAGGGCAAGGGAGTAACGATAGGAAGGGTAGTTTTTCCGTTGATACGTTCCTTGCTCTTTGTTATTCATGCAAACTATCAAAAGAAGATTTAGAAGATATGACAATAGGTGATTGCTTGGATTATATCGATGAGTATGTTGAATTACGAAATCCGAAGAAAGAACAAGAAAATACAAGAACAGCTACACAAGATGACTATGACAATTTCTAAGCAAGTGAGGTGATAACATGGCAGGAAGAATTAAAGGGATAACGATAGAAATTGGTGGAGAAACTACAGGTCTTCAAAATGCATTAAAAGATGTTAATAAACGAAGTAGTGACCTATCTAAAGAGCTAAAAGATATTGAACGACTCTTGAAATTCAATCCGGGTAATGTGGAGGCACTAGCGCAAAAGCAACAATTACTTACTCAACAAATTGAGAATACAACAAAAAAATTAGATAGCTTAAAGTCGGCTCAACAGCAAGTTCAAGCACAGTTTGAAAGTGGCGCGATTAATGAAGAGCAATATCGAGCGTTTAGGCGTGAAATTGAATTTACAGAAGGGCAACTTAATACATTCAAAAACAGTCTTGCAGGATTAAAGGCTGAACAAGAAAAAGCAGCAAGTTCAACGAGACAATTAGAGACTTTATTTAGCGCCACAGGACAAAGTGTTGATGATTTTGCGGATGCATTAGGGAATCGTCTTGTAAATGCAATTAAAAATGGTACGGCATCAAGTAGGCAGTTAGAACAAGCAATTGAGATAATTGGAAGGGAAGCACTAGGAGCCGAGACAGATATCGAGAAATTACAACAGGCGCTTCGTTCTGTTGATGATGGTAATTCTATTCAAAACATCAGAAACGATTTAAACCAGCTCTCTCAAGAAGCAGATCAAACAGGTGAAAGTGTAAGAGGATTAGGAGTTGAGTTAGAAAACGTATTAGGTGGAATAGTTGCTGGTGGCGGCATTCAGGAAGTCATTGGACAGGCTCTAGACATGTCAGAGTTAAAAACAAAAATCGATATTACCTTTGACGTTCCCGAATCATCAAAGCGATCTGTGGAGGATGCAGTCAGAACTGTTACAGCCTATGGCGGTGATGCAGAGGAAGCATTGGAGGGTGTGCGTAGACAATGGGCATTAAATAAAGATGCTTCTGATGCAGCAAATACAGAAATTATAAAAGGTGCAGCAAACATCGCTAGTTCCTATTCACAGATTGATTTTACAGAATTAATTCAAGAAACAAATGAAATCGGTAGTGAATTAAATATATCGAACAAAGAAGCGCTAGGATTAGTTAATGCGCTCTTGAAAATAGGGTTTCCGCCTGAGCAACTCGACATTATCGCTGAATATGGTCAGCAGTTAAGACGAGTTGGTTATACAGCACAAGAAGTACAAAGTATTATGACAAGTGCATCTCAACAAAAATCATGGAATATTGACAACCTATTGGATAAACAATTGTCCCTATGAGTGGTGACATTCATAGAAAACTCCTTTAATTCAGTGGAAATCTCTAAAAGAGACAATACTGAGCGAAGCCTTTAAAAAGGAACGTGCAACGACTAGCTGAAAAGCGTAGGGTATAAGCTAATGATACCCGAAATGGGGAGCATCTTTATACAAGATGATGATATAGTCTGGTCTGTATAGTGATATACAGAAGTTCATAAGAGAACTGGCAGGAACTTGCGAATCCTGTTGAACATATCGGGTTTAAAAGAAGGTCGTGTCCGTTCTGTTGAAATGGCGCGTGGATTAAACAACGGTATGAAAGATGCTATTCGTGGTGTTGTGGATGATACTGAGAAAATGTCTGATGAACAAGTTTCAGCGATGCAAAAAGGATTCGCGAAACAAGAATCTGCACTTGCGAACTCATTTAGTAATCAAGAGAAAGCACTTTCTAAAAGCCATAGTCAAAGACAGAACGCATTAGCTAAAAGTCTTGATGCTGAATACAATGCAGTTTCTAAAAGTTATGAAAATCAACAAAAGAATTTAGAGAAGAAACTTAGTGCTCAATATGATGCGGCATCAAAAAATTACGATAACCAACAAAAAGCGCTAGAAAAGTCCCTTGAAGCGGAAGTTAAGGCATTTGAGAAGTCATCTGAACAGAAAATAAAACTCATCGATAAAGAATATATGGAACGTATGAAATTAATCGATGAGGAAAAATACAATCGTCTTAAAGCGATTGACGATCAAATTGGTTATCTAGATTCCAAGACAGCAGCGGAAGATAAATATATTAAAGATCGTGAAAATGCTGAAAAACGTGCTGATTTAAAGATAAAGATAAGCAAGGCCAAAAATGAAGAAGAACGTCAGGCAGCAATTAAAGCATTACAAGAACTTGAAGAGAAAATGCGCTTGGATAAAATACGTGAAGAGCGTAAGAGTCAAATTGATAGATTAAAAGAAGAAAAAGACGGTATAAAAGAAGCGTCTGATGCAAAGAAAGAAGCGCTGAAATCAGAAATTGATAGCCGAAAAGAACAAGTTAAAGAGCAAATAAATAATGAAAAAGAAGCGCTGAAAGAACGACAACAAGAGCAAAAAGAAGCATTCCAACAAAATAAACAAGAAAATTTAAAGGCTATTAGCGAATCAAATAAAGCGCAACTCGATTCATTAAGAGAAGTAAATCAAGCTAATTTATCCGCTATAAAAGAAAATCATAATGACCGAAAACAAGCGCTAAGTGAGCGTTTGAGTGATGAAATGGACGCTGTTCGGGAATCGCATAGAGCTGAGTTAGAATCTTTTAAAGAAATGAACGCAGAGAAACTCGAGCTTGCAAAAAATCCACCTGATAGTGCAGCTGTAAAAGAGATATTCTCTCAGCTGGAAGGTTGGGGTAAAGCAATTGCTAAAGGTGGAGAAGAAGGCAAGCAAGCGTTTGTAGATATGGTTAAATGGTTAAACGAAATAGATGATGCGGCTTTACGGGAAGCGATTGGTGTACAACTTTTCGGTACAATGTTTGAAGACCAAGGTCAAAATATTATTAATACAATTTTACAAACCGAAGAAAAACAAGCTGATCTAAAAAAAGGGATAGATGATTTACAAGAATCCGCAAATAAAATGGACGCATCGCCAATGGTCAAATGGAAAGATGCAATGAAAGAGTTAAAAGAAGCTCTTGAACCAGTGTTACTTACAGTAGCAGAATTGGTTTCTAAAATAGCAGAATTTATTTCAGCTCATCCAGTGTTAGCGGCTGCGATTACTGCTATAACAGTCGCAATTGGTATACTTGTTGGCATTTGCGCAGCGCTTGCTCCAGTAATATTCTTAGCCACATCAGGAGCTATAACCTTTGCAGGTGTGATGGCTGTTTTAACAAGCCCGATTACTTTAGTTATTGCCGCAATCGCTGCTTTAATTGCTATATGGGTATTATTCGGCGATAAAATAATGGCCATATACAATGAATACTTCAAACCTACAATAGACCAAATAGTATCCGTAATTGTTGGGACTTTGCAACCGGTATTTGATAAGGGATTCACGCTTATAAAAGATATTGTTCAAGATGCATTTGCGATTATTCAGCGTGTTTGGAATGAAATATTATCACCTGTCTTCTCGAAAATTTCATCAGTTATCGAAAATGTTCTTTTACCAGCATTTAAGTTTGTATTCTCCGCTATTGGTAGTGTTGTATCTGATGCATTTGATGGTATCAGAGTTGTTTGGGATACAGTTTTAAAACCCATTTTAAATGGAATTATCGATTTCATTTCTGGTGCTTTCTCAGGAGATTGGGACAAAGCTTGGAAAGGAATCGTGAAAATATTTGATGGAGTATTCAACGGAATAGAATTAGCAGCAAAAGGACCAATAAATGCTGTAATTTCAATGCTTAATGGATTAATTGAGGGTATTAATAGTATAGAAATGCCTGATTGGGTTCCATTTGTCGGTGGAGGAAAAGCGAGCATACCTAGAATACCGATGTTAGCAACAGGTGGACATGTTCTTGGAGACGGATCGTTTATTGCTGGTGAAGCAGGACCAGAGTTATTTACCAAGAGGGGTAATCGTGTTTCTGTAACACCATTGTCCTCAAATGAAAAATCACTTGGTATAACAGGAACTATGAGCCGATTAATTGGTGATATGAGTTACTCAATGGCTAGTTCCATGAAGGAATTATCAGGATTAAAAAGTGTCATGAGCAATGTATATGGTAGTCTGGCTAACAGTTCAGAAGCGATGAGTAGAAATGCTAGTCAAAGTACGGTGGATAGTAATTCTTCTTCAAATGCTAATAAATCAGATTCATATAACTTTGCTGATATGTTTAGAGGTTCCACATTTGTAATTAGAGAAGAAGCAGATGTGCAAAAATTAGCAGTCGAATTAGGAAAACATATTAAAACATCAGGGAGAAGGGTGGGGCAATTATGAGTTTAACTATAGATGGAAAAAGACTAAATGAATTAAGTTTAGTTCTTTTACCAGGATTTCAACATCCAGCCGCTCCACCAATTCGTGACTATACAGTGTCTATTCCCGGTCGTCCTGGTGCTTATTACTTTGGTTCAGACATAGATCCTTTAGAGTTTAAGTTACCATTAATCATTAAACCACAAGAAGATAGATATAAATTATCAGCAGCTATCAGGAAAATGGTGGCTGCTTTTATTGACCCTTATGGAAAACCAAAGGAAATAAAATTAATTTATGATTATGAACCTGATAAGTATTATCTTGCTCGATACAGTGGTTCAATGCCGATCGATCGTTACTTTAGGATGGGAAAATTTGAATTACCTTTAATCGCATACGATCCACATGCTTACTCAATTGTGGAAAGTGCGAAAGGAATTAAATGGGGTGACCGTATCCCATGGATGTCTCAAATACCTATTGGTCTTGGAAGGACATCTTATACAATTACGAGTTCGCAAACTTTATCAATTAATAATTATGGATCGCTTGTTGTAAGGCCAGTTATTGAAATATCAGGTAGTGCAACTTCATTAACTCTCACTATAAAAGGTGAGAGGTTTTCTATTGGAACTTTTACAAACTCAACAATTTTAATAGATGCGGAAAGATATGCAGCGATAAAAAATGGTCAGAATTTCTTATTCCAACTACAGGGGAATCTAGAAAAATTAGAGTTAATACCAGGCGCTAATGCAATACAAATAGGCGGTTCCAACCTAAATATCAACATTGCATTCAAATACCGCGCTAAATATATATAAGGTGGTGTAATACATGGCTGACGCGCCTAAATTAAATGGTAATGAATTTCTTGATGAAAGTTATTGGAAAATAAACCAAGCTATTGATAATGCAAATGACTCACTCAAAAAAACAATCACATTAGAAACAGACTTAGTAAGTGTAAAAAAAACCACTGTTACTGGTATCAAAAGTAAAAACTTATTTGATAAGACAGACATAACATCCGGTTATTACGTTGTCTATAATACAGGGAATTTAAGTGCGGCATCAGGATATGCAGCTAGTAATTATATTCCAATACAAGCAAACACAGGATATGTAGTGAGTGGAACATCAGAGCAATGTGCGTTTTATGATAGTAATAAAATGTATATTAGTGGGTTGACCGGTACAAATGTACCTTTCAACAGTCCTATAAACGCTGCTTATATTCGATTATCTGTAAGAACAACACAATTATCTGTTGTTCAGTTAGAACAAGGAACAGCTCCAACTGCTTATGAGAGCTTTACACCGAAAGTTGATGAGACGTTATTAAAAGATAATTCAGTTAAAGGGAAACATATTCCAAGTGGTGAGATTACACCTGAAAAGTTATCTTTTAACGCATTAACTGGATCAAAGTCTAGAAATATATTTAACAATAACACTGTTACTGCTGGTTATTTTGTAGATAATAATACAGGTAATTTAGCTTTAGCACCAGGATATAACGCTAGTGAATATATATCCATAATGCCAAGCACTAACTATAGAGTATCTGGCACGACAGAGCAAGGCGCTTTTTATGATGTAAACAAAAAATATATAAGCGGATATACAAACGCTTCTAATGTAGCTGTAACTCCAGCAAATGCTTTTTATATGAGGCAAACCGTAAGAGATAACCAACTTTCAGTTACACAAATAGAGAAAGGAACAATCGTAACCTCTTATGTTCCATTCGGTGTTGTTTCTCTTGACTTGGATTCGATACAATCACCAATTCCCGAAAGTAAACTTTCTTTAGATCGAAACATAATGAGGGGTGTACCAAGTAGGAATTTATTTAATAAATCTACCGTTTCGGCAGGATTTTACGTTTCCTATAGTTCAGGTAATTTAGTAGCTTTATCTGGTTTTAACGCGAGTGAATATATACCAATTCAACCAAATACGGATTATGTTATTTCAGGAACAGGTGAACAAATGGCATTCTACGATGCGAATAAGGTGTATATCAGTGGATTAGATTTCGCAACGAAATTAAAAACTACTCCAGCAAATGCAGCGTATATTCGAATATCCGCTAGGGATTCTCAACTTTCAGTTGTTCAATTAGAAAAGGGGACAACTGCAACACCTTATATTCCATATGGTATGGTAATCGGAACTGACCAAGTTAGTTTCACAATACCAACTGTAGAGGTTGTCACAAAAACAGTTAAACCAGATGGGACAGGAGACTATTTATCACCCAAACTAGCTAATGATAGCATTACAAATTCAAGTGCTACGAAGTGGTACGAGATCATTGTTTATCCTGGTATTTATACTGAAATAAATTGGACTTTAAAACCGTTTGTTCGTTTGATTGGTATAGACAATGAACGGTGTTGGTTAAAAGGAGAGCTCCCTTCTTCTGCAACTGATGCAGAGATTACACCACAATCAACGATAAATGTGAAAGACGATTTTGAAATTAGGAATTTGAAGATCACCGGTAAGAATATACGTTACGCAGTACATGATGAATCTAGTGGTGCGGTAAAAAATACGAATCATAAATTAAAGAATTGTTATGTTGAACATTACGGTAATAAGGATGCAGAGGAATGGAGACGTTCGCAAGGTAAATTAACAGGACCGGATAGCGTAGCAACCCTTTGGAATTCTACAACTCCTTATGGATACGGATCTTCATCAGGAATGAAAACAATCCATGAAAATTGTACTTTTAAGTCAATCGTAAGAGCTTGGTATGTGCACAATCGTGAAAAATTTGAGAAAGCAAATATCAATATACTGCGAAATTGTAAGTTAATCTCTACTCACCCGGATAATCCAATTTCAATTACTATTGAAAATTTGGGTAGTGGGACGAATGACGAGCTTATTTTGGAGGGGTGTGAACTTAATGGCTCTATTCTTGTAAATGATAATCCGTGGATTCCGTACGAACTGGAGTATCAATATGCAAACCATAATGATATGAAAATTAGAGGATATGCAAATACACCTGTACCTTATACCAACAATACTCGTGGGTTAGCGTTGAAGATTACTTCCAACGAAAAAGTAACGACCTCAAAAGTCGTAATCAGCGGCTCGACTGTACCAATACTATTTGGAACTATGTATCCTTTTGAAGGGAAAGGTGGATTACAAGGTTATGTGTATGGTCGTTATGATGTATCAGATATAACTGTGGGACTAAATAACGATCGTCGTGTAAGTGGAATGCAACGTCGATTAGGAGATAGAACAAGTTCTCCTGTGGACTTAGTTGTAACTTTTGAGGACAAGGAACCTATTTCAATTACTTTTAATGAAGATTATTCAGGTAAGGATAATACTTATATCTTACAAAAAATAAATGATGCACTTGGCAGTAATGGTACAGCGACTTTGTTTAATCCAGCTAAATTAGATCGCCCACAATTTACAGATGAACGAGCAACGTATAGAAATGCATCAAGTGTTGGGATTCCACGAGGTAGTGCAGTACGAAGAGGAAACACCCTTACGTCATGTGAATTAATGAGTTCAACTGATGACGTTGATGATTTCTTAGGGTTTGCAGAAAATGATATTAATCCAGGTGAAGCAGGAACGATAAAGATCAAGGGAATGCAAACGAATGATGATGTATTAAAAGATGGTGATGTAAACTTCGCTAGAGGGAATTACATTGGCATTTCTAGTAGTAAGTCTGGTTACATTGTAAATACAGATAAAACTAAGGCGATAGCTAAGGGTGTATCTTCGTCATTCTTTAGATATAAATGTTGACCTATGAATAAAGGGAATATGCTTAATCATAGAGAATATCCCTAAAAAGAACTGAATCATATGCATATCGAATTCATAGTGAAGGGTGATTATGTGAAACTTTCCGAAATTTTGATAGGGTATGAAAAAGGAATATATAAAGATGGCGATGTGTTTTTGTATCAAAATGATACAAGGATGCAAGTGATGCTCCAATTTGGAGATTTAGTTTGGCGAGATGATCAAGTAGCTGTTAGTTGTAAAAATATTTCGCGTGATATCTGGACATACAAAGAAAGACTAAAAAATCCAGCGAGGTATAGTTCTTAACGGACAAACTTATTAAATACACATGAAATTCATTAAAAGTTAACACCACTAATGTAATCTATAAATAAATAGACTAGGAGTGATAGTATGGTAGAGAAATCAAACTTTAGCAAGGGTTTGTATTACGGTGGTATGCTATCGTTAGCTTTTTGGATTACCTTGTCCGGTGCGATTATTATGTTAGTTAAATGACAAATTCTAGATAGAATACAGTATATATAAAAGGGCGAAGCATACTTAGAGTATGCTTTTTTACTTTTCAAAGAAGGTGATACATTGCTAAAACTCTACAACAAGCAAGTGCAGCTCAAGGCATATCTTGAGAATGCATATAATATAAAGTACAACCCGCCACTCAATGAACTTTGGACGGCGGGTTTTTCATTGCCGTTTACTGATCCAAAACGAAAAGAAATTGAAACATTTGATTATGTGGAGATATTTGATAATGGTAAACGTATCGGCATGTTCCGTATTATGGATAGTGATGAAGAAAGAGAAGTACATGAAAAAATAATAACGTATGATTGCGAGCACGTTTTGTCCACACTGATGGATAGCGTGCTTTTTGGTTATCACGAAAGAATTAATTTAACCACAAGGCAGAATATTGAGTATCTCCTTAGCAAACAAAGAATAAAGCATTGGAAACTCGGACAATGTGATTTCACGAAATATTTTTCATATAGTTGGGAAAATGAAGATACGTTATTAGGCCCGATATATAGCATTCCGAAGCCATTTGACGAGAAATTCCAATGGACATGGGACGATTCAAATTATCCTTGGACATTAAACATCATCCGATATTCTGAAGAAATTACGGGCGAACTACGATACCGGAAGAATATGAAGGGCATTAAGCGAAAAGTAGAAGCTAAAGATGTTATGACAAGGATTTACCCTCTTGGTTATGGTGAGGGAGTTAATCAGCTTACGATAAAAAGTGTGAATAATGGCCTTCCTTATATAGATGCTCCTGAGTTCGTCAGAGAGCTGCATGATGGATTTGATTATATTTGGGTAGATAGAAAATTTGAAGACCCAAAAACCCTATATGCTTCAGCACAAGCGATGTTATTAAAAGCGTGTATGCCAAAGGTTACGTATGAAATTGATGCAATTGATTATGAGCTAATTGATCCGTACAAAATAGAAAAGTATGAGACTGGTAAACTAGTACGCCTATATGATGAGGATTTTAATATATCGGTTGATTTACGAGTAATGGACCGTCCAAAAGGTGATGTTACTGGTAATCCACTTGATGTAAAACTTGTATTAGAAAATAAGGTAACTGATTTAGGTACGATACAAGCTGATATTGAGAAGCGACAAAGAGTAAACGAAGTGTACTCTCAAGGGACTACTAATATTGATAGTCGAGATTTTCAGGATAATTGTGACCCCGACCATCCGGCAATTATTAGGTTTCAAATACCTAACGATGTGAAGAATGTAAATGAACTGTTACTGACATTTGAGATATTAAGATTTAGAGCATACGAGCGCGCTATTATGGGCGGCGGAGCTGTTGTTGCTTCAACATCATCTGGTGGGGCAACAGTTGGTTCAACCCAAGCGGGTGGCGCTAATGTAAGTTCCACAACTTCAGGAGGTTCGACTGTTGGCTCAACGAGTGATGGTGGAGGTACAGTGAGAGCATCAAGCGGTGGAGGAGATCATGTTCATAAAATGTTTCATGGTGGTGGGATTGTCCCTGCTGAGCCTGCAACAATAGGATTGTATACAGCTTTTTCTGATCCAGGAAGAAATACAGCGGCTTCGTTTTACGCAAAGGGAACTGGATCTAGTTTCTATACACATGGTTCTAGCGGTGATCATACACACGATATATCGTTACCTAATCATAGTCATAATATCAGCATCCCGAATCATAGCCATAGCGTTAGCATTCCTAACCATACGCACGACATCAGTATTCCGAATCATACGCATGATATAACTTTACCAAACCATACACACGAAATTGAGTTTGGCATTTTCGAATTATATCAAACTCCATCAAAAGTAAAGATTGAAGTGGATGGGAATACATTGCCGTTTGATTCAATAAGAGGACAAGATATTAATTTGATTCCGTATCTAGCAAAAGATACTGACGGTAAACTTCAACGCGGCCGTTATGTTGAGATTAAAATTACACCAGATAGTTTAGCTAGAATTAACGCTACTGTTACAGGGCGACTGTTTATACAGTCAAGAAGTGGCGGTACGTATTAAGATAAATAATTAAAAATAAAGAAGGAGTTGGATAACATATGCAAACAATCGAAATTCATACACAAGGCGGATTAAAACACACGGTACAAACTGAAAAATACGATGCACAGGTGCTAAACGAACAATTGAATAGTAATGACCTAATCACCGTGCTTATCGGTGATTTTATTATTCAAAGAATTGATGTGAAACGCATTTTACCAGTCAATTTACCTACTGTGGAAGGAACAACAAAGCTAAAGGTTCATACAAACGGCGGAAAAGAAATTGAGATTGTAACAAATGATTATGATCCAATCTACTTAAATGAACAATTGAACAATAGTAATACCATTACAGTCGTAATTGGTGATTATATCTTTTCTCGAATTGATGTAAAACAAGTTGTCCCTGTGAAAGAAGAACCGAAAGAACCTGAACAACCGCCTGTAACTGATCCAGAGCAACCGACAGACCCAGTTACACCGCCAACCGAAGAGCCAAAATCCTAAGAAACTAATTAATTTATCTTTTCTTTTGTGAAAATCTTATTCATTCTATATTATTAATAGCAGATATTATAGGAAGGGGAATAAGATATGGACTTATTTGAATTGGACCTTTATAAAGAGGTAGAAAGTTTAGCTTCAGAAAAAGGTTACACTATGGAAGTAGAGATAGGGGCTTCAGATGACCCGTTAGGATTAGCTCATCACTACGTTGATTATCAGAATAAGAAAATTGAGATTGTAGTTCCTGAAGGTCATCCAGAAATTATCCCTATTTTTGTGCATGAGTTATTTCATGCGAAATTATTTTTGGGAGGATTTCCAAGACTTTTAAGAAGTCCTGAAATCCAATACACCGAATTGGACGAGTTCTTGGCACAAACAATTGAAGATCGTGCGCATCATTATTATTTCTATCCTTTAATGAGAGAAAGAGGATATATGCACGATGAAGAAAATAAAGTATTTGCTGAAAATCTGTATAATGCAATGTCAGATACTAATTCGCCACAAGAGATTAACTTTGCGTTTAATGTTTTAGAAATGGATTATAGAGATCCTGTATTATTTCAAGATTACGAACAAAAAATCAAAAAAAAGACACCGAATATATACGCCCTTTACAGAAGATTTAAACGACTTTATTCAACAATAAAAAATCCGAGAACTATGAGAGAATCGATTTTGAAAGTATGTAGACAAGTTGAATCTTTAACAGAAAAATATGGGGTGGAGTATTCATTTAAAGAAAAATTCAATGTCCCTATGATTCCGAATGACTATGAAAAAGGGCAATTATGTTCTAAATATTTGATAGCTAAGAGACTTTACCCATTAAAACATCAATATATCTTTGAAATAAGCAGTGGCCAATGCGTTAATGTTCTTGATTCTAGTATTTTTACAGATGAAAAGATTAAAAAGATATTAGATACGGAAAAAATAAATTATTTGTTTAATTAATTTATAGCTGAAACTGAAAATTAGTTTAGAAAAAATACAGTTTTACAAAAAAAGAGAGACGAATTAGTCTCTCTTTTTATTTTAAAAGGAGGTGAACAATTGGAGCGAGTCCATGATATTTTCAGAAGTCTTAACATAATCGATGTTTTTAATACAGCACAATTTAAAGTTGCTTCACTTGTAAGTGGTGGAGTAGGGACATTCTTAAGTCTAGTGTATGGCAAAGCAAATTTAATTTGGATATTCATTCTGATGATGGTAGTTGCACTGGATTGGATTACAGGAAGTAAAGCGTCAAAGTTAGATGGATCGTATTCATCAGCATATGGAGTAGAAGGCATCGCGCGTACCGTGGTGCTTTTTTTATTGCCCTGTTTAGCTCACATGTTTGATATCGCATTCAAGTTACCAGATTTCTTCTTCTTTATGGTAACTGGCGGTTTAACGTATCACATTTTCAACAGTTTCACAGCAAATTGCGTTCGTGTCGGTTGGGATAAATGGATTCCGACCTGGTTACTGGAAAGTGTAGCAAGTGAAATTGAAGCGAAAATAAAACGTTCTGATACAAGGAAACGGAGGAAATAACGATGCGGGAGAAATTTAAGAATTATGGATTGTGGGTAGCGTTATTCGCAGTGTTAGGGATGGTATTAATGGATACTGTCCCTCATTTTAATGCAGGTCGATATCAAGAATATGTAGATATGATTCTATACATTTTGATTGCCGCAGGCGTCGTATCGAATCCTACTGCGGGTAAATGGTTCGCTGATAAACAAAACAAAGGAGAGGATAAATAATGGGTTACATTGTAGATATTTCAAAATGGAACGGTAATATTAAATGGAGCGTTGCAGCACCGCAATTGGATTTAGCTATTTGTCGTGTTCAATACGGTTCAAAAAAAGTAGATGAGTGGTACCAAAATTATGTAGCAAAACTAGAAGAACACGGTATACCTCATGCGGCATATGCTTATGGATGTTTTGTATCAATAGCGGATGCAATTGTGGAAGCAAAAGATTTACTTGCGAGAGTAAGTTCTAATGCTAAGTTCCTTGTATTAGATGTAGAAGATGACACAGTAAAATCAATGAAAAGTAAAGGTAATCTTAATGATTTAGCAAAAGCATCACAAGCTTTTATTGATACATGTAAAGCTGCAGGGTGGAAAGTAGGGTTTTATGTAGCTCATCATATGTACGGTGAATACAATTTACAAAGTGTACAAGCTGATTTCATTTGGTTACCAAGATATGGAACAAACGATGGTAATCCACAAAAGAAACCTTCTTACCCTTGTGATATCTGGCAATATACTGATAATGGTTATATTAATGGTATTGGGAAAGTAGATATTAATTTATTCCAAGGAGATAAAACTCTTTCTTGGTTTACTGGAGCTACACCGAATCACGAACAAGTTCAAGAAACTAAACGAAATGTTGTAGAAGTAGGAGGAATCGGCGGAGAAAATCTAGCTGATGTAGTTGGCGCTTTAAATTCAGTTCACATGACGGGTAATTTAAACCTTAAAAGTGATGGGTACATTTATCCTGTAACTGATCCAACTAGCGACGCTCAATTAAAAGCATTCACTGACTATCTTGATCGCAAAGGCTGGGTATATACAGTTAAGTAAAACATACTATGTAACAGCAAATAAACCTTACGTATTTGTGAAATAAAAAAAGTGCTCATAATGTGAGCACTCTTTTTTTATCTGAATTTTTTGTTGTAACGGTACAACATAGTAGCAGCTTCAGCTCTTGTTGCTACATCGTTTCCGCGACTACCGTCATAAAGACCCTTATCTGTTCCCCATGCAATCGAGTTACTGAATCCAGTATTAGGTGTCCATGCTTTGGTGTTAAAACGTACTGCATAGAGCGTAGCTATCATTTCATTACGAGTAATATAGCTACCCCCACGAGTTCCGTCAGAATACCCTCTACTCATCATATACTGACGTGCTTCGTCGTAATTTTTAACCCAATGCCCATTGAAGCGAGAAACCATCATCCAAACATCTTGTCGAAGTGCAGGACTATCTCGGTAATCATTTCTCATAATTCCTTTTCTGAAAGCCCAATCAATTTCCTGATCAGCCCAATGTGCTGAAGCTTCTTTCGGGGCGATTGTTGCGAACCCTGTAGATAACGTAATAGCAGCAATTGCAACAACTATAACCTTTTTAAGTTTTTTTAACATCTTTTCCATTCCTTCCCTATGCGCTTGTTACTTACGTTATATTAATATATTAAAATCACTAAGTAAATGGATATAACGAAATTCACGGTATTCTTTTAGTAATAATTTGTGAACATAACAAGAAAATGGAATTATATATAATTTTATTTCTCACAAAAGAATAGTTTTATGAACAAAAACAAGAGCCGTCTAGACGGCTTATTTTATTTTGCATCAATAATATCTATAAATTTCAACGTCATATTATTGTAAAATGCATCCGTACAAATTATAGACTTATTCAGCGGATCAATATCAACGACTGTCATATAACTGGTAAGTAAAAATCCACCTTCGTAATATGTAATCATTATTTCTTCCTCAGACAATAATGAGCATAACAACATGTTCTCAATAAGTTCTTGTTCATCCTGTGTTAATGTGGGTCGTTCCACCTTCGTCTTTTCTTTAATAATTTCACGGATACCAGCGAATTGCTCCGGCATCGCTGCGAATGGAGTCCATTTAACCATTCCTCTTCCTTTTGGCATATTAGCGTTGTTCATGCTTTATGTCCCCCTAACAATGTGTTTCTGTATCTTGCTGTTGCACTATTTGTATACGAAATTCCTCGTAATATGCTGTTCTTACCGAATTTAGTGCGTATTTCGTCCATTACTTTAGTTAGTTTCATTTCTTTTTCTCGTTGTACTACGTTATCGAATAGTGAGATTTGTTCTTCGCCTTCATTTATTAAGTTAGTTAAAGAAACATTGATAGATCTAATAGGTTCCCCAGTATAAAACTCATGTAAAAAATATGTACAAATTTTATATATATCCATTGTTAAATTGGTTGGTCGGTTCATAGTGTGAGTTTTCTTAAAACCACCAGTGTAATCTTTACTGTAACCAATGGAAAATTGAATAGTTTGAGCTAGTTTGTTCTGTCTTCGCATTCGATAACAAACTTCCTCAATATGCTCTAGTAGAACAATCGGGAATTCCTCTATGGTGTAATCACGCATAAGTATTTGACTTTTACCAATAGAAGTTGTTGCTGGAACGTATTTTTCTGATATACGGCTAAAATCAATGCCGTTGCTATGTAAGTGTAGTTCTTCACCAATAACACCAAAACTTTGTTTTAAGTATTTAAGTGGGTACTGCGCTAAGTCTCCGATGGAATGTATTCCTTTTCGGTTTAACTTTGCTTCTGTTTTCCCTGAAATCCCCCAAAACTTATTAAGTGGTCGTATTGGCCATAATTTTATGGGTACATCTTCGTACTTCCAGTATGCTATGCAATCTTTCGTTTTCTTTGCTTCCACATCTAAAGCTACTTTGCTCATTAAAGGATTAGGACCAATTCCTATCGTGCATTCAATACGTGTCTTCGCATATATTTCACGTTTGAATTTTAATGCGAATTCATACGGATCGTTAGCAAACAAATGAATACTATCCGTAATATCCATAAAGAATTCATCGATGGAATATTGATGAAAATCTTCAACAGGAACATATTGTAGAGCTAGTTTCGTGATGAAATTGGAGCATTTTATGTAAGTGCTCATGATTGGATTTACCACGAGAACATCTTTACGACGCGGTATTTCATACAATCTAGCCATTTTCTTTACACCTAACGCTTTTAATGGTGGCGTTGCAGCCAATACAATTGAGCCGTTTCTGTTAACATCACCAACTACAGCTAACTTTGTGTGAAGTGGATCTAAGCCCATTTTGATACAACTGACTGAAGCATAAAAGCTACGAAGATCTACACATAAAACAATTCGGTTTGGCAATATTGAATAGTTATACACCGTTATTCCTCCTAAATAACAGCACGTTAGTTCCTATTATATACGAATGTATGTTCTTTTATGAAGAGGTTTTTATAAAAAAATAAAAATAGCCTCACTCGTTTAAGTGAAGCTACATCCAAAAATCATGTTCATCTATATTCTTTCCTAGTTTTTTTAATCCCTTAACAATTTGAGTTATCGTTGAAAACTTTGGTCTATATTTTTTATCGTTACACAGTTTAGAAACAGTACCTGTACTTAATTTTGATGTTCGTTCTAATTCGATTTGTGCTATTCCATTTGAATCTAAATAACGACCAAATTTTGTACGCTTTTTCCCCAATCCGAACACGTTTATCACCTCATCCACATCTTGTACCATTTCTCATTTTTTTAAACTCGGGAAAAAAAGTAAGAAATTGTCCAAGCTGTACGCCATATGCTTTATCAAGGTCGCTACCAAAGTAGCTATCAAACTTGTTATCAAAGTAGCCACCAAAATAAATAGCTTAATTGCTACCAAGATAACTAGTATTTGTACTATCAAAGTAGCTATCAAGTTAGCTATCAAAGTAACACTATCAAGGTATTAAGCCGATAAACCCATGTATTATCAGGACTTTAAATTCTGTTTATAAAGGGGAGTTTTATATGGTAACTACATTTATTTCATTAGGAGTTTTAGGAGCAACAACAATTGGTGGTGCAATATTAGAAAAGCATCTTGTAAAGAATGATCACGTTGTTGCAGCTAAACTTTTAAGTAGTGGAATGTATCACGGAATGCGGATAGGTGGAGTTTGTTTCATTGGTTATGTATTTATCAAAATTTTAAACATGTTCTAGGAGGTGCGACATGGGAGTCATCAAAGAATGGTTTCATAAACAAAGTTTAAAGAATCAGCTTATTGAGGTATTTGGGAAAGCCGGTTTGTATGTGGACCATCAAACTAGAGGGGGGAAAGTCCCGATTTACCCGAAGATACATGATATATCCTCTTCGAAAGAAAGGGTTCGATATATATTCACCATTCCGAATGGTTTGGATCCGAAGACAATCGAAAAGAAATGGTTTTGCTTCCAACAAATATTAGGACGTAATGTAGCGATTGAAGGTGACATTAAACGTTTTGTACTAAATGTGTTTCATTCGGATGCAGGGCTACAAACATACAATTACAGTTATAAGAAATGGCATCCATTACTAAAACAGCATCGTCTTCCTATTGTGGTAGGACGGGACCAATTCGGAAACATGATTGTGTATGACATGGTTGAAGCGAATACACCACATTTACTCATAGCTGGAGAAACAGGGAGTGGTAAAAGTAGTATGGTGCGAGTTGTCCTATCTACACTCATTCAATACATGTCCCCTGATAAGTTGCATTTGTACCTTGGTGACTTGAAAAACTCCGAATTTCATTTCTTAAGAAGGGTAAAACACGTAAAAGAGGTTTGTATGGAAGAAATCGAAATGAAGATTATGCTGCAGAAAGTGTGGAAGGAAATACGCGAACGTAGAAAATTGATGGAAGAGTATGAAGTGGATCATATCGATGAATACAACAAATTGAATCCTGGAAATCAAAAGCCATATATCTTACTTGCTATTGATGAAGTAGCAATGCTTCAGGATGAAAAGGAATGCATGTCCACAATTGAAAAAATATCGGCAGTCGGTAGGGCACTCGGTGTCTTCCTCATGCTTAGTATGCAACGTCCTGATGCAAAAGTATTAGATGGTAAATTAAAGTTGAATATGACCGTAAGAACGGGCTTTAAATGTGCTGATACAATCAACAGCAATATCATGGGTACACCTGGTTCAGAACACTTGGAGCAATCGGGCCAAATGATTTTAAAATTAAATGGATTAAAGAAAGTTCAAGCTCCATTTTTAGAATTAAGCAAAGCGAAACAAATTGTAGAACCGTATCGCATTCCGAAAGAGGATATAACGCTTCAGAATCCTCCAAAAGAAGAGAATCAATTGTTTGGGGTGTTAGATTATGAACAGTAGAGACAAAGCGATACTAGGTGATTTGAAACGTTTCAGATGTATGTCGCGTGATGATATTATAGATTTGCATTTTCATGGAGTGAAAAACGCAATTACTTGCTGTAATACAGTTATGAAACGATTAAGAAGAGATGGGCATGTTGATGCTAACGTATTACAGCACCCATACATTTATTTTCCACAACCCAGTTCTATCAAAAAAACGAGTCAAAAAATTCCTCATTTCCTTGGTATTGTGGACGTATACAAACAACTCGTTCATTATGAAAATCCTAAGCTATTCGAAGTTGAACCAAAGTATGGGAAAGAATATATGGAACCGGATGCTTTTACAATATGGCGTAGATCGCCATTCTTTATTGAAGTTCAAAAGTCAGTGTACAGTAAAAAGATAATGCAAGATAAGATAAATAGATATGAGTTATACTTCCATAGCCAAGAGTGGCATAATGAATCTTGGCAACCGAAAACTTCTAAATTCTTTCCTTCAATCCTTATCATTACTGACAAACATTATGACGTTCAATCTTCTTATTTTCGTGTATTCCAGGCGAATTCTATAGAGAGTTTTATGAATAATTTAACGGTAAAATCATAAAGAAAGCCTGCATAGTGTAGAACTGCTTCTTTTCAATAATGTATTAAGTCATGTGTGATGATGATTGTTAGACGGCAATAAATGCGGAAGATTAAATTTGAAGCAAGTTATGAAATAGTAAAAAAATGAAAAAAGTAAACCTTTAAATAATTTTCAACGGTTAAGCCAATATCTCATTGTATAGCGCTAAGGGTGATAATATCTCAAGTATGAAATAATTAGTAATTTGTGACGGCCGAGTCTCTTACGTGGAGGGTTAGCCGTTTTTATTATATTTTATCTCTTAGTTTTCTCTATAAAGTATATTAAAAAGATAAGGTAAATCTTCTTCTAAAATGATATCTCCAAAATTAATAACTTGTACGATAATCTCTCAATTATCACTAAACCCATTCATATCAACAAGTTCTCCCACATATCCGTTTGTACCAATACTTTACTAATGTACGCATAAAAAATGCCCTTTATCTTATCTTTATCTTATCTTTACCTTATCTTTAAATTTTTATATTAAACTATAAATCTTAAAGTATTGATGTTTAAGTCTGAAAAGGAGCGGGAGATAGATGTTTATTACATATTTTATAAATAACTAATTACCTTTGAAAAATAGAATTTCTTATACGAGGAGGAATAT